TTTGCGTTTCAACCTTGGAAAATTGTATATGATTTAGAAGATACCGACGTTGAAGTAATTACTGCATCCGCTAATACAAATTACAAAAAACGTAATAAACGATTAGAATTACCTGACACCGCTTTACATCCGTATGCTAGATATGGAAATGAAATACGGCCTAGACAAAGTTGGTTTAAAAATAGAGCCGCCGCTAAAAGAGAATTTATTGACGGTGCTAATGTAATATTAAAAGAAATTAACATAGTTGATAATGTTGGTTATTGGAGAACAACTGGTACTATTGTTTTGGATATGCAAAAGACAACATATACAAAAGGACTACATACATATAACCCAACAACATATTGGCAGTATATTGATTGGCAGGATTCTTCTGTAACAGTCGAATCAAGCTCGGAAATTGTTGCTGACGAAGCAACATTTGCAGAATTAGATGCTACAACATATACAATAAACAGTATAATTGAAATTAGTGATGACGGGTCCGGCAGGAGAGAATGGTTCCAGGTACAAAAAATTGGTGATACACAGAAGTTTGTATTAGTTAAAAAAGAAAATGCAACAATAGAAATATTAGATACATTATGGCAAACATCTAGTACAGGATACGACAGCGATATATTTGATTTTTATGGATTTGATAATGATGCTGAAGTAGAATTTGAAATTATTGCAAATGACTTATTACTAAAAATATTTTCAAAGGCATACGAATCTCGATTCAATACTATGTTTTTTAATATGTTGCGTTATGTATTACAAGAACAAAATTTTGTTCCTTGGATGCAAAAAACTAGTGAAAATAAATTTAGGCTTGTAAGTAAAGGCGACATACAACCTGGTAGTTATAATGTTGAAAATACACAAAATACAATAGATTATTATAATGAAACAAAGCCTTATCACTCTAAGTTAGATAAAGAGTTATTTTCTAAACATATGTTTGATATGCAAAATATAACACTATCTGAGATAGATGGTAGAGCTGGAACATATGGAAATGCATTAACACATGTTGCAAATATACAAATTATGCATGGTGAAGTTGATTCATACGTATATGAATATACTATGGTAGAAGATTTACATCCAAGTCGTCCGGGTAGAGATTTAGATTATGTTAAAATTCCTTGGAATGATTTTACATCAACTATGGGCGGTACAACAATATCGTGGAATCCAGGAAGTGCAATTATTGCAGTATATGTAAATGGCACACTACGTGATGCATCAACATACGAAGATATGTATATGGTTGATGGTCGTGTTGTAAACTTTAATTCTAAATTAACTGCTGGTGATAAAGTTAATATTTTATTTAATATAACCAAAAAATATTCAGAAGGTAATTTACACCCCGAAGGTGTAGATATATCTACTAATAGTATTGGCGGTGATTACATAGGATATGCAAATGCCTCATTTACAGAAGCAGAACCAGCCACAATATTCGATGGAGATGCATTTACTACACTAACCGATCCTACTGATATTATAGATGCTAGTGGATTTTATACTGCAACAGCATGGAATAATTGGAATAACGAAATGATACCAAGTTTCTTACGTGAAACAGTAGAAATAAGAGTACAAAGTAATCATTCAGGTAGTACTGTTATAACAGGATCAACATGGAGTGCTACACGATCTTGGAAAAATATAATACAGGATAGAGAAAATCATCAAAGATTTATGATTATAGAAGATAAAGGTATTACATTAAGTGGTAATATAACTGCTGATGCAACAGAATTAATAGTAAGTTCGACAACAGGCATTGTAGGCCCAACAATTGACGAGCAGGGTGGTGTTGATAATGTATTTTATTTAGATTACTTTCCTGGAAGAATATGGATTGACAATGAATGTATAGAATTTGATAAAATGATTGGATCAACGTTTTATAATTTAAGGCGCGGAATGCTAGGCACAAGTGCAGTAGCTCATACATCCGGTGCCAAAGTAAAAGATGCAAATAAATTAAAAGAAATAAATGTAAATAGATGGGAAAGTACAAATCCATTAATATCTGCTCCTAACCAACGTAACTTAGGATTTCCACGTATACCACAATGGAATGATTTAGGAGCAAGAATAAACAATAGTACGAATGATTTAGCAATAAAGCTCAAGGGCTATCATGGTACGATAACTTGATGCTAAATATTAATAACAAGGACGAATAATGTTTTTAGATACAGTAACTCCGCTAGTAGAAGGACACATACTCATAAAGGATCTCGACTCTGGTCGTGTTCTCGTTAATAAACGAAATAAAATTAATTTCGAGAATATGAGTATTACCTTAGCAAATGCGGCCGCAAATAAAGGGCAATCTATTTGGGAAATGCACTTTGGAAATGGTGGAACCAACGTTGATTCTGCAGGAGCAATAACATATAAATCTACAAATACTGATACTGCATCGGGTAGTTTGTATAATGGAAAGTTTTATAAAGTTATAGATGCAACAGACAGTAATAACACTGATTCAAGTGCGAATTATTTAACAGTAAATCACACTAACGGCCAAAATTATACAGATATTGTTGCTACATGCACAATGGCTTATGGAGAACCGGTAGCATCCGATACAACATTTAATTTAGCAGGAGTTGATCAAGGAACATTAGATAATAATGCAAGTGTTAGTGGTACATTTGTATTTGATGAACTGGGTTTAAGGGCAAGACATACAGGCGGTACATTAGGTGCAGGAAATTTACTTAGTCATGTTGTGTTTCATCCAGTTGAAAAGTCATCAAATAGAATTATACAAACAATTTATACAATAAGAATAAGGTGCGGTTGATATGGCATACACAATAACAGGAGCAGATGGTTCAGTAGTTGCAACTATCTCTGATGGTACAACAGATACGACGTCTACGCCATTAACTCTTGTAGGAAAAAATAGTACAAACTATGGGTTACATCTTAATACGAACATGGTTTCGTTATTAAATAACTTCTCAAGTTCAACAAATCCTACAAATGCAATAATTGGCCAAATGTGGTTTGATAGTGGTAATAATCGATTAAAATACCTAGATACTGGTCGCAATTGGAGAATTACACCAAACTTAGTTGTTTCGGGCACACAACCAACTAACCAGCAACAAGGTGATTTTTGGCTCGATTCAACAGATAATGTTCTTAAAGTATATTCAGGATCGACATATAGTTCAATGGGATTAGGATCAAGTAGTGCTGGTTCTGTTGTTGCTAAAACAATAAATGATAGCACGGGTTCAGCAAAAGCAATTATGGAATTTATTGCTAGTAATAAAACTATGTTTATAATGACCTCCGAGAATCAGTTTACTCCATCATCTACTGCTACACAAGCCGACGGCACTTTGTATACTGCAAATTTTCCAATAATTAAACCAGGAATAAATTTACGGCAAGATACAACAATGAATCCAAGGTATTGGGGAATAGCAAGTAGTTCTGAATATGCTGATTTGGCAGAAAGATATGAAGCCGATGCCAATTACGAGCCTGGTACTGTAATGATGCTAGGAGGTACAAAAGAAGTTACGCAAACTACTGCCAAAGGCCAGCTAAATGTTATAGGAGTTGTGTCAACTGCACCAGCATACTTAATGAATTCAGAAGCAGGAACAGATGCGACGCATCCTCAAATAGCAATGATGGGAAGAATTCCATGCAAAGTAGTAGGAAAAATTAACAAATTTGACGTAATGGTAACCAGTAATACACCAGGAGTTGCAACATCAATAAGTGGACTAATGACCCGTGAAGCATATACTAAGTATAGTAGTCAAATTGATTCAGAATTTAAAATTGGTTTTGCTAAAGCATTAGAAAGTTATGATAGTACCAGCGTTGGATCAATTGAAGTAATGATTATGCGATCGTTTTAAAAGGAAAATTTCGTGGCACACTATGATGTTATCGCTGGAACAGATACCGTTTCACAAGCACAATTTACTGAAATTTATAACAGTATAAACAAAGTATTTGGAGATCTCTATCCAGGTGCTGTGTCAACATTACTCGGTGCTAATTGTGTTAATTACAAATTCGGTTGGGGAAACAGAAACTCAAAACAACATTCCGCGAAAATAACACATTTAGATTGGAATCAATTAATTGCTCGCTTAAATATAATTTTGGAACATACTGGTTATACCTTGACAGCAGGCGGAAATTCTGTTACACTTGTAACACGTGGCGAAACAATTAAAGCCACACACTATAATGCTATTGCTGATGGCATTAATGAGCTTTTAACAAAGACTGTAACCATTAATGCAGGTAAGGTTTATACAAGAAATTACTATAATTATGTTTCGGCTTCACAAGCAGAACTATTAAATTTTACAACTATAACTAGAGAAGATGCATGGACAAATGCAATAGTATCTGAAATAAAACTTAGTTTTAGTGATTTTGATGATGTACGTTATTGGCATAATAGCGGAGCCGATGTAAGGATTACACCAACAACAGCAGGCTCAACCACAACGGCCGGAACAACATGGGCTGGTATTGTATCAAAAATAGGCACTTATTATTGGACCATCGACGGAGCCAATTATACCGGAACAGGTGGAACAATATATGGTCTTAATTTTTGCAACTTAACAACTGATTATAAACTATCATTTGTTAGTGGAGCATCATCGGGTTATAGCGGATATTCAGGATATTCCGGGTATAGTGGATATAGCGGATATTCAGGATACAGTGGATATAGCGGTAGCGGATATTCAGGATACAGTGGTTACTCTGCTGATAGGGTAAAAATATATGTCAAATTAATAGATAACGAATTATATTTTAAAGTACAATATATAAGTTCCATGGGAGCTCCGATAGACGGAACCCAATCAATACAATGGCAATGTCGTGCAGGAGCAGACATAGCAAGCCGTGGTATTAAACATCATACAACAAAGCCAAGTTATAGTATTATAAATACCATGACAAGTTCCGACGATTCGTAAAAAGGAAATATGGATGAAAGATTACAAAAAGCATTAGACTTCACAAACTACAGATTAGTGCTAGAAAATCAAAAAAATAACCTTAAACTTGCTTCAGATCAAAATCTCCATGTCATACATTCAGGACAAAAAATTAAAATAACGCACTCACTTATTAGTTTTCTTGGTACATTAAAACAAGAAAAACAAAAGGAAACTACACTTATTGATGCCTATGATAATCCTGTAAAAATTGACAATATAGATGAGTTATTAAAATCATGTATTGAAAAATATAACTCAACAATGAATGACTGGAATATACAATTTAGTAAGATTAAAAAAGCAAGAAATATGGAAAAATTATTAGATGCCTCAAAATAATGGATTATGTGCCTTTGCATATAATAATGATGAAATCAACTATGTTGAAATGGCATATATTTGTGCATTACACGCAAAAGCATATTTAAAAAATAATAACTTTTGTTTAATTACTGACGAGGGTTCCCTCTCGTATATGAAACAATTATACAAGCCTAAAATATTAGAAAAAGTTATCGACGTTGTAATGGTAACAGAAAATCCCCTTGAAGATATGGGGGAAAATAAAAATATACGGAATCATTTTGATAGTCCGTGGACTGAATTTAGAGCCCCATTTATTAATAGCAATAAACACGAAGTGTATCAAATTACTCCGTATGATAAAACTATTTTAATAGATTTAGATTACCTTGTGATGTCAAACATGTTAGATAGTTATTTTGAAATGAATTCGCCAATAGGTATGTTTGTTAATGCAAAAAACATTCGTGGAAATAACCCATTATGGAAAGAAATATGGTTACATAATGCAGGTATAAAAATGAAATGGTCGACTGTTATTGCATTTGATAAAAGTGACGAGGCAAAAATATTTTTTGATATGTGGGAATATGTTAAGGATAATTATAATTACTTTAAATTTTTATATAACTTTCCACAAGGACTATACAGGACTGATTATTGTGTAAGTATTGCTTCGCATATTATGTCTGATTCAAAAGAATCAGACTGGTATAATTTTAACGAAAGAATGTACTTTAGTGATCAGAAAGATGAGATATATGATTTTAATGACGGGATATATAGCATTATGGCTAATGATCAAAAAGAAAACTGGAAAGACATTCCAGTGACATGGAGAGATGTAGATATTCATATGATGAATAAACGATCAATTAGTAGAATAGCACCTAAGGTAATAGAATATTATGAAAAAGAGCTCAACTTATAAAAAATGGAAGATAACGCCAATAGAAGCAGACTTTGGTATTACATTGTTATTAGATAAAAATAGTGATCCAGTACAAAAAGACTGTTTGTTTGTATGTGTTAAAAGTATTAAAAAATCATATCCTGATGTTCCTATTGCAGTAATAACAGATCAAAAGTTAAACATGAAAGAAATTGATTATCTTATTCCGCAGGAAATTGCTATTGATAGTTATTGGACTGATAAGAAAATTAATCTTTGCACTTTGTATTGGCTAACCCCATTTAAAGTTACGTTATTTCTTGATAATGATTTTATAATAACCGACAATCAAAATTTTAATCAGTACTATATTGAATTAATTAAAACAATAACTTTTCCGCAAACTGTTTTAAGTTTTAGAGGATACAAGTTACCATATAATCATAGAGTACTAGAAGAAAACAATATTCAAACTATTCTTCCTCATACTTTTGCATTTAAAAGAGATGACGAAACTACGTTAGAGTTTTTTAATTTATGGTATCAAGTTTGTCAATATTGGCAATCATTTTTTCCATATGTTAACAAGACTATTAAATTTAAAAACTTTGATTCAACAATAGCATTATCATTGACTGCTCATATATTGGGCATAACTAAAGAAATTAAAAGTAATGTATACACATATGTACATATGAATCCGTTCTTAGAAAGAACATTTCCTGGAATTAGAAATCCAGCATGGTCATCCTTCTTAAAAATATGGCCTTCTGACGATGGAATAGCAATAGAAAATTATAAAGTAAATAAGTTACTACATTACAAAGATAAAAAAGTTATCTCAATATATAAGAAGCAATTACATGAGTGGTTACGTTGAAACAGTTGACAGGAATCATAAATTGTGGGTTTATAGTAACAAATATACTGGTGCGGTTTTAGAGTTTAGACATAGACCAAGCGAAACGTATGATACAGAAAATATACGTGAAACATTGCACCAAACAGAAGACGTTAAAGGATACTTAGAAGAAGATGTTAATTATAATAAACTTCAAGTACACTATAATCCCGACATTCGTGATTACGATATAAAACTTAAAGATAATAAAATTAACATTCGTGTTGATGAACAATCCTTATTTCAAGTTCCTGAATTTGAGTGGGATAATACGTATGGCGACATTAATGTAATCATTGATAAAGATAATGATGTTTTATATTTCAAAGTAGGACAACAAATATATGACGAATTACTAAACTTAGAATTAAGTAATCAAGTTAATATTACAACTAATCAAAACGTTTTAGAATTTTGGATTACAAAGAAGAACCAGCCACACATTTTGTTAGATACTTTAAAATTAAACACAAAACAATTTTTAGCAGATGGACAATATACATTTGATATTTCTGATATTAAAACTCACGTAAATTATAATGAACTAAGTATTTTTACACAACGTCTTTTCTCAGATTATAAGATGTTTTATAAAAACCAATTTTCAGCAATACTTGAAAACCAAGAAAAATTTCATACAATTCAAGTAGCAATGCATGAAAAATATTCAGACTTAGCAATTTGGCAAGAACAAGTAGAACTAGATTATAAAACTAACACATATTCAAAACGTTATGCTTGTATGTCGTCTATTAAAAACTTTGCAAAGTACGATATTTTAGATGACTATATACAATTATATTGTGTAAACAAAAACAATACAAACGATTTAATCGACGTTATACGAATACCTATATTAGAAATAAAAAACGAACGAGTATATAACTTTTGGATTAATACAAATGAAGAAGTAAACTTTCTTCATAATCACCAAAAAATCTTAATGGGCATACAATGAGAATACCAATTACAGAATACGATGTTGTATTCATTAGTTATGATGAGCCTAATGCTGATGATAATTATGCAGATTTACTTAATAAAATTCCATGGGCTAAACGTTCGCACGGAATATGGGGAAGCGATGCCGCACATAAGGCGGCCGCGGAAATAGCCGAAACTGATAGATTTATTGGTATTGATGCTGATAATATTATTGATCCTGAATTTTTAAATATCGAATTAGATGATACAAAAATTGATATGTCTGTTGATGTTATTAGCTGGAGTGCTAAAAATCAAGTAAACGGTTTAGTATATGGCAATGGAGGAATTAAATGTTGGCCTAAAGCCGTAGTTGAAAACATGATGACACATGAGAATTCCAATTCTAAAGAAGGACAAGTAGACTTTTGTTGGGACATACATTATGTGCAAATGAATAATATTTATAGTACAATTTTTAATAATGCAACTCCATATCAAGCATATAGAGCAGGCTTTCGCGAAGGTTGTAAGATGAGTTTAGATATGGGAGATGTTGTACCTGCAGACCAATTTAAAGCACGAGTACACTATAAAAATTATAAACGATTATTAGTATGGATGTCTGTTGGTGCAGATACATTAAATGGTTGGTGGTGTATGTATGGTGCTCGCTTAGGATGTTGGATGACAAACTTTGAACGAGATAATTGGAATTGGGTTGATGTACGTGATTTTGAATGGCATACACGTTACTGGAAAGAGAATATTGCTCCACAATTTGAAAGTGAAGTAAATGCTGGGGTAACCTGTACTTATACAGGTTGGACATATGACTTTGATAAATTAATATCTGAGACATGTAGAATAGGCGAAGATTTAAGATCAGAATTAAACTTAGAAATTGCCGATCTTGATGATTTAGGTAGTAAATTCTTTAAAGAAACTTACACAAATCCGCCACGAACCGCTCCATTAATTAGAGAGGATCAAATAATATGAGTATATTAAATGAAAATTGGGAAATATGAGTATATTAAATGAAAATTGGGAAAAAAGAGGTAATTATATAGTTCATTCGTCGCATAATTTTGAATTAATGAAAAACAAACAAGACGAAATAGGTCCTGGGTTTTGTATAGCAAAGTGGAATCAAGTTTCGTTACATTTAGAAACAGGATTAACACATAGTTGTCATCATCCAACAGCTCATGAAATACCGTTAGCAGAATTAGAAAAAAATCCTTCTGCATTACACAATACAGAGTTTAAAAAACAACAAAGAAAACTCATGCTTGAAGGTAATAGGCCTAAAGAATGCGATTATTGTTGGCGTATTGAAGATCAAAATCAGTATAGCGATCGGCAAATGAAAACTATCGAGCCTTGGGCATTAAAAGATTTTGATGAAATAAGTTTAATGACCGGTGATGAAAATGTTCCTCCAAAATATTTAGAAGTTAGTTTTACTAATGCATGTAATCAAAAATGTATATATTGTGGGCCTGAATTTAGTACGGCTTGGATAGAAGAATTGAAGGAACACGGACCAGTAGTAGTTCTAAAAGAATATAATAACTATAAACGTATAGAGCAAGGATGGCAAAATTTAGATGATCTTTATTATAAAAAAAATCAAACCAATCCTTATATAGATGCATTTTGGAAATGGTTTCCAGAAATTTATGATAAATTAGAAATATACAGAATAACAGGAGGCGAACCTTTATTAAGCAAAGATACTTTTAAAAGTATGGAGTTTTTTTTAAAAAATCCCAATCCTAATTTAGCATTAGCAATTAATAGTAACCTTAGTGTACCTGAAAAAGTATGGTCAAAATTTATAAATTTATGTAAAAATCTCATTACTTCAAAAGCAATAAGTAAATTAACAATATTTACAAGTATAGAAAGTTGGGGCGAACAAGCAAATTATGCTAGATATGGTTTAGATTTTGATGTTTATAGACAACGTATAGAAGAAATTGCAAATATAAATGATTTAAGATGTGTTTTTATGTCTACTTATAATATTTTGAGTGTACCTTCTTTTTATAAAATATTAGAATGGCAATTAGAGCTAAAGAAAAAATACAATACAATAAATTTAGATAAAGAAAAACCATCACATTCTTGGTTGATGGGTATAGATATTCCGTACCTTAGACATCCTCAATATTTAGATGTAGGTATTCTCACAGATGATATAAAAGAAAAATATATGTTACCTTGTTTAGATTTCATGAAAAACAATATTTCGTCAGACCATACTGGATTTGAAGAATACGAAATGATTAAGTTTCAACGTATTATCGAATCATTTGATGTTCCTAAAAACAATAAAACAAAATTAAGTATACGTAGAGCAAAATTTTATGATGTAATAAATGAAATGGACAAAAGACGAGGTACAAATTTTTTAAAGACTTTTCCTGAATTAAAAGAATTTTATTTTGAATGTGAAAAAAATAGGAATATGATAAAATATGCAGTAAATGTAGTAGTTGATAGAGAAGCATATGAGTACGGTCCATAAAGCATTTTTAGAGCCTACTGTTAACTATATTAAACGAGTTCTCAATTCAAAAAGTAAATCATTTTGCGGAGCAAAATGGTATAATGCAACTATATGGTTAGGACAAGGAGTTAATTCTAGTTGTCATCATCCGCCTCCGCATCCTATAGACCAAAATGAGATTAAAACTAATTATAAAGCAATTCATAATACAAAATATAAAAAATTAGTTCGTAAACAAATGTTAGAAGGAATCCGGCCTTCTGAATGCGAATATTGTTGGAAAATAGAAGATAATAATATTAATAATATAAGTGATAGATTTCATAAAAGTGTAGTATATACAGAAAAAGAATTGCGAGATATTACTAAATTCAAATGGAATGAAGATGTAGATTTATTAACATTGGAAATTGCATTTGATAATAATTGTAATTTTGCATGTAGTTATTGTAATCCTACGTGCTCCGCTACATGGAGTAAAGATATAAGAACACATGGTGCATATAATAGTTTACAAGGAGCAGATGATGTCGGTTTAACATTTGCTCAAACCGGAGAATGGGCGTTACCATATGGATCAAAAAATGAGAATAATCCTTATGTAGAAGCATTTTGGAAATGGTGGGGTGCCGATTTATGTATTACATTAAAAGAATTGCGGGTAACTGGTGGTGAACCAACTGTTAGTAATAATTTTTGGAAATTACTAGATTGGTGGAAAGAGCATAAAGAATGCCAAGTAATATTAGCAATTAATTCTAATTTGGGTTTTAAATTTGAAATATGCGATAAATTAGTTAAAGCTAGCCATTATATAAACACATGTCATATTTACACAAGTAACGAAAGTTATGGCAAACATGCAGAATATATTAGAGATGGATTAGTTTGGGACCAATGGACTGATAATTTAAATATTATAGCAAAACATAGTAGAATAAAATTAATACATATAATGTTTACGGTTAATGCATTGTGTTTAGCAAGCATTACAAAATTAATAGAATATATTTTTACTTTTCAAGAAACATATAAAGATATTAAAATAGATATGAGTTTTAATATCTTGCGGTGGCCTAGTTTTCAAAGTATTACAACATTACCTAAATATTTGGTTGAACAAAAAATTAAAGAATTGGAAGAATTTATAGAACATAATAGTCAGCCACCATATTTTAAGGAAGGTTTAAAAAGTCATCAAGTAGATAGATTAATTACTTTAATAAATTATTTAAAAAACGAAGTTGAAGGATTTGATGGTGCAACCGATTTAACCAAAAGACAACAAAATTTTAAAGCATTTTATACTCAATACGATCAACGCAGAAATAAATCTTTTATTGATACATTTGCTGATTGGCCGGAATTAGTTGAATGGTATAATTCTTTAGATTATAAATTTGTACCTCAAGAACGAACTAGCGGTGTTCAACCTAAAAATGATCATTATAAAAGAGTGTTAGATGATAAAATATGAAGATATTAAAAAAATTCACGTTGAATTAAGTTCAAAATGTAATGCTAATTGCCCTGGATGTCCTCGAAATGTTCAAGGAGGATATGAGCTCCCCTCATTAAAAAAAGCAGAATTAAGTATAGATGATTTTAAAAAACTTTTTTTAAAAGATTTTTTAAAACAAATAGATTCGATTTTATTTTGCGGTAATTATGGCGATCCTATTACTTGCAACGACATTATTCCTATATTAACTTATATTAAATCATGTAGTGACGCAAATATAAGAATTCATACTAATGGTAGTCTTAGAACACCCGAATTTTGGAAAAACATTGCAACTATTCTTTCGCCATCTGATACGATTATATGGAGTATAGATGGATTAAGCGACACGAATCATTTATATAGACGAGGTACTGATTGGAATAAAATTATAGATAATGCAACTTCATTTATAGAAGCAGGAGGTATCGCAACTTGGGAATATTTAATTTTTAAGCATAACGAGCATCAAATAAACGAAGCACGTGAATTATCAAAAAAATTAGGATTTCAATATTTCGCTCCTAAAAAAGCATTTGGGTTCGAATCAGACAATTATGCAGTTAAAGCAATGCAAGTTGTTAATAAAAATGGTGATCATGATTATTTTATACATCCCCCCAGTGAGAAAAATAGAAATATAGATGTTTTAAAAGCAAAGCAAAATAAAAACGAAAAACTATATCCTCATTCCTATAATCGTAATAAATTTATTGAAGATTATAATATAAAGTGTAAAGAATTAAATAAACTAGTTTCAGAAGGTTATTTTGATTATTTAGATGATGTAGAAGTAAGTTGTAGTACCATAAACAATTCTGAGATATTTATAGATAGTTTCGGAGGAGTTCATCCGTGTTGTTACTTAGGACATGTATCACAAGAAGCCGATTCACATGTAGAAATTCAATATGCTAATTTTATAAATATGCTAGGAACATCGTATAATTTTAATGGTATTACACATGGTGTTCGTTATATAGTAGAAAATTCATATTTTAATCTAATAAAAGAAACTTGGTCAAAGACTCATAGAAATGGCCGAATAGCACAATGCTCTAGAATGTGTTCAAAAAACGATAACATTATAGATAGTTTATATAATAAAGAAAATGCATAATTATAATTTTGTTTTTGAAAAAGACGATGTTGGTAATTTTTTAAAAAATAATCCTTTTGTTTTTAGCGTAGAAAATAACCAGGTTAATTACATAAAAAGAGCAACTGAGGTATTTTTTTATAAAATTAATTATGGAGCATATAGAAATCATAAAAATTACAATACTATTAAAAATATTACTCACCATCATATAAATTTTAATATAACAGATTTAGAAGATTTACCAGAAAAAGATTATTGTTATTATTATATATCTTTTAATGTAATGTATGGTATGTTTCTACCACAAGGCTATGCTTCTAATAAAAGTAATGTAGAAAAAACAAGTAAAGAAGAAATTTTATCAACTTTGGAGAATAATTGTAAGTTTATTCTTCCAGATAAAATTAAAAAATTATTAGATAAAGATAAATGTAAAATTATTTTAGATACTTCCAAAGAAGGGGTCGGACATATCTTACAATGGGATAAATTTTTTAAACTTACAAATTTAACACCTAATCAAGTTATACATACAACTGGAGATGTTTTATTAGGAAGTAACATTAGTATTCCGACTACATTTTATAATCAATGGGAAAGAAGCGTTGCAACATTATCATTTTCAAGACACCAGGAAGTAATACATAAATTAAAAGAATTAATATTAACTAAAGAGAAACGAAAATGGTATGGTTTATGTCTAAACAGAGTTACAAAACCCCACAGAATAGAAATTTGTAAATTTGCTGCCGAAAATTTACCAAATAAAATAGATTATAGTTTTGGTTTGTTTAGTTGGAATACTTCGTTTGAACGAGATAAACAAACCGACAAGCCGTTAGATACCGCATTGTTTCAAGAATGGAAATATCGTATAGCCAATGATACTGCTAGTTATTTTGCAACTCCAGCCGATGTTAAAGAATATTTTACATGGTTATCTGAACACGACGAAAAATCCAGTGATTTAGAACCCAACATACCATTTAGTCGTAATATGGTAACTTTTTTTAATCATAATTCATATTATAATTCTTATTTTAGTATTGTATGTGAAACATTTTATGAACAACAAGGTGCCTTGTTTGTATCTGAAAAAATTTTTAAACCTATAGCATATTTACAACCATTTATTGTAATTGGCCAAGCATATGTTATAGAATATATGAGGCATTTAGGGTATGATGTATTTGATGATATAATAGATCATTCATATGATAAAATAGTAAATCCTAGACATAGAATGGATAAAATAAAAGAAGAATTAATTAGACTATGTCGTATATCATTAGACCAATGGTCTGATATTTTACATCATATATTTCCTAGATTATATAGCAATTATCATCATTTAAATTTAGCATTTTATAGAGATGATAAATTTCATATGCCTGTTCATGTAAATGAACCAAAATATTACGAACCAATACATTCTTTTGAAACAAAAGAAAAGTATAGAAAATTATCTAGTTTGCTTAATTCTAAAGTAGAACTATCTAACTCATTTTATTCGTCGTTGTATTCTAATATGGAATATGCCAATTCGACAGCCAGGACATACACTAATGAAATATATAATTATCTTTCATTAAATAAAAACATAACTAATTCTTATTATAATAAAAACTATAATTATGATAGAACAACATAAATGTTTAATTATTATTGATCCGTGGGCTCGGCATGGTCCTGGAGAAACATATACAAAAATAATTTTATTATTAGAAAAAATAAAATATCCTGTTGTTATGGTTAATTATGACGAACCGCCTTATACATATATAGAACGAGCATGTAGAAATGGTACTAATCAAATGCCATATAATAACGGGGTTGATAGTTATAATTATAGCAATAGAATAACAACAAATGATGAGTCAATTTTTTTGCGTTTTTTAATGCATAATAATATAACAGAATTATACTATTGTGGTGTTAGTTTTCCTGGTTGTGTTTGGCATCGACAATTAGGTATGCAATACATGAAAGATAAATTTAAATGTAATGTTGTAATTGATTTATGTGATAATAATTATACGCAAGGATCAACTGTTGATAAAATACATGCCCAATATAAATTTGCCAAATTTAGGAATATTCCTGTAAAACATTCAAATGAAATATATTCATAATAAATTTTATTATTATTTTAAGAAATCAACAACAAATTATAATATTTTAGGACGTGGATATTTCGGAAATCCTATTCAAGAATCTTTTTATTATGATGCAATTCCTCAATATCAAATACCTAAAGATAAGTATTCTTTAATGTTTTGCATAAATCATAAAAAAATAAATGAATGGATAGATAATAAATTTAAAAAAATATCGTTATCAAATAATATTATTGATGACGTTAATAATGATAAATGTAACATTTTATTAAATCATAGCCACGAACCTTTTAATAATTTGCCTTTTGATCAAATAAAAAATCAATTTATAAATGTAAAGCAAGATAATTTAATATGGATAACAGGCGATAGTAATTTAAATATGTCTAATGAAATATCATCAACTTGGACAAATATTTTTGAAAGATTAACATATATGTTATTTCAAGGAAGTAACATAGCTAGAGAAGATTGGGTAGAATTGTTAGTGCAACAACATAACCGAATAACAAATAGAACTAATAGAAAACATAAATTATTATTATATATGCGTCGTCCTAAACCATGGAGGATTGCATTAATGAGTAAAATGTTTGAAAATAGTCTTGTTGAATCACAAGAAACAATCATATCCTGGGGAGGATCTTCTGGTAGCGGGTATAAAGAAACAACAAAATCTTCATGGGCTACATCATTAGATAGTATTAGAAATATTAATACTACTTGTTCCCAACAAGTATTGGATAAAATTTTAGATATTCAACATCCAATAAAATTAATAGGAAAAGAAAAAGTATTTCCTGACTTTACTATAGGTAAAAATCATAATTATCTTGTTTCGTCTATAGCAACTCCTTCACCGACATTAGATATAAACGATGTTGTTAATACATATTTTCAAATAGTATCTGAGGCCAGAATAGATAATAATATAGGTTTTATAACAGAAAAAATATATAAAACAATAGCAAGTATGCAACCATTTGTAATTTTTGGACCACCTAATACAGTAACATTTTTAGAAAATCAAGGATATAAAATTAAAAATAATTTTATAGATCATAGTTACGATAAAATAGAAACAACAGAAAAAAGATTTAATGCATTATGGGCTGAAATCGAAAGATTAATGAAATTATCTCATAAGGAATGGGCAGATATTTTATATAATTTGTTACCAGACTTACTATACAATATTAATAATTTTCAGAAATGTTTTCATAGATTATATAATGAAAAATATATTGCAGAATAATACAATCGTTTTAACACAAATCCGTTCCGGAGGTACTGTTTTAGACTCGTTATTATCTCTCATTCATAAGAAAAAAAATATAGAATTTCATAATTTTTGGCAATATGTTCCTGATGCAGGTTCGCCTAAAGAATTGGAACAGCAATTTGAAAAAATATATGATAAAATTGCATTATTAAATGTAAAATGGAATATTCGATTAATAATACCAGAATTAATAAATTTAAATAATGAAGGATATATTACAACGCCAGTGATATCAAAATTATTTAAAAAATTAATAACACCAGCAGTAAAAATTTTTTTATATAGACAAGATATTGAGGATTGGTTTTTAAGTTATATAATTGCCGAAAAAACACAAGTATTTCATGTTAATGATATTAATAATAATTTAAATTTAGATAAATCTTTTGATGTAAATGAAAACGAAATAATAAAATTTTTAGATACATTATTATTAACAAAAAATGTTTTTAATTTAATTGAAGATGATAAAACAGTATATATAGAATATAATGATCTATTAAATAAAAAAATATTTTGTGAAGAATTAGGTATAACATTTACTGATAATGATAACACGTTTTTAGAAACAGATAATAATGGATATCCAGTTAAAAAATTATATAGTAAAAATGAAAAAATAAATAGAATTAACAACTGGTCTAAAATTTCAAAAATTTTACATAATTATTGTAATTACCTCGGTTTTAACAATTCTTTTTTTTATGATTAAAAATTGGCAAGAGCTATCATTTACTATAAAAGAACAACCTCGTTTTTATTCAGATTTTGATTTTGATTTTACAGTAGAAAATGATATAATGAATATTAACATAAAAGCGAATCCTAGATGGGAAAATGTATTATCTGGTGATTTAAAAAATACATGGCAACCTTTGGAAATATTTGAAAATGCCGTTAGCTATGGTTATGTTCCTTCCTTTGGTCATGTTGGTCGTATAATTAGGTTAGATTCTAATATAGGTTGGATTAATATACCAAAAAATGCAAGCACTTCAATACGTAAAATAACAAACAGTTTTCGAACAGAAGGAATAGAAACAAAAGTTGAATGGCTTTTAAAATATAAAGATTATAAATTATTTGCAGTATTACGAGATCCAATAGATAGGTTAAAATCAGGATTCAAACAATATATTGTAGAAAATCAATTTTTAATTCATAATATGAATCATTTTAAGAAAAATATTGATAAAATTTTTTCTTATCCGAGAGATCCCCACATGCTCCCAAATTTTGTTTTTTTTAATAAATTAAAATTAAATGATATACATTTTATAATTGGTTTAGATAATGTTGATGTTAAAGTAATCAGTTGGTTAAAAAAACAAAACTTAGAAGTAGACAAAACAATATTTGAAAAAGTGTATGAAAACAACGCAATAAATAACAATAGAAAATCTGATTTTAAACCAATTATTGATAATTATATTGATACATTGGATGACAGTAGCGTATTAGCAAAGTTAATAAAAAAAGATTACGAATTTTTAAATATTATTAAAGAAAAATATTATGATTCTTAAAACTTTCGGTTGTAGCCACACATTTGGTTCTGAATTAACAGATCCAAGTAAAACCTCATGGCCAATTTTATTAGGTAAAAAATTAAATTTACCTGTAGAAAACCGGGGCGCCCCAGGGAATGCTAACGAGCATATAATTCATAATGCTATAACAGAATCTCCTGCTGATAAACAAGCAACAATTATTATATTAACAAGTCATGCACGTAGAGTTTATTGGCCAGAAACAGAACTAGAATGTCTAAAACTGAAGCCACGCAAAAATGGAGAAAAAGAATATAGATCTTATTACGCAGAACCCAATCGAGTACTAGATAGCAGTTGGCAAAATTTTTTAGCTCGACGCAAAAATGGAGAGAAAGAATGGAACTATGGGTCAACACGGACCGAAGTATATCCGTTATGGCTTAAATATCATTATGATATATCGGCTGTGATAAAATACCATCGATTTTTATTTAATTCATGTATAGAGTTACTAAAAGCTAGAGGGCATATTGTATATATTTTTAATGCGGGTAGTCGTATAGTTGAAAATGAATATAATAGCCTCTTGTTCACGCAAATGGGACGACAAAATAATTTTCCTAGGGGACCAGGCAAGCATTATTTGGAAGAACTGCATGAGGCTTGGTCCGATCATGTTTATGAAATTATAAATGAAAAATAAAAATATAATTATATTAACATATCCTAGAACAGGAGGAAATCTTTTAGATAGTTTGTTATTATCTAATGTTTATTTAAATGACCAATCAATACATTATCATACTGAATTTAATGTAAAAACTAGAGGTTTTTCGAAAACACATTGGGAGAAATATATTAGTACTAATAAAAAAAGTAATTTTTTGTGTAGAATACATTACCCAAACAAACATTTTTTTTCTGTGAAAAATTCTTTTTTTATATTATTATATAGAACGGATATATTAGATTGGTTTCTGAGTAAAATAATAGCTGGAAGAACAGGAGTATTTCAATATAGAAATAAACATAAAATACCAGACGATATCCTTGTTGATCCTACAGAAAATGATATACGCAGAGAAATAACTAGATTGAGGGATTTTTCAAAATTTTATAAAAAAAATAAAGAAAAAATAGATTTAATAATAGATTATGATACACATTTAAAAACAGATAAATGTAAATTTGAATTTTTTAAAAAATCTATTTTTTGGCAAAAAGAACAAATAAATTATGATAATGAATTTAAAAAAATGTTAGAACTTGCAACCTCAGGAACTAGCAGGAACGATAATCGCCCATTACTTAAATATCTTTCTTTTGAAGAAAAAAAGAAAAAAATATTAAATTGGGATGAGTTTATATCCAAATTTACTAAAATTGCTTTTGATTTTGGTTTTTCTAATTTAAAATTTAATTTATAGAAAAATGTAATGCTTGTAACTTACCCTAATTTTTTTAAAATTTATATAGATAAACAACTAAGTGGTTCTACCTTAGATTTTTATAAAAAAATACTGTTATCGTATAGTTATGCTAATCCCTTAGATAAAAATGTTCCGCAACCAGGCATTATTTTTAAAGATATTGATGATAATTTTTTAATATTTGATCTTCTTAATACTTCTGGGACTACAGATGTTACTCTAGATAAAAAAATTAACGAAAATCCTTTTAAATTTTTTTATATTGATTTTTCTAGACTCATGATGCTTTTTCATTTTAGATCATCTAATACAATGAACCCTTTTTTAGAATGTTTAAGATTTGAGGTAACAGACGAAGTAAAAACTATATTAAACAATAATACAGGAAAAATTTTAATAGATACCTCGACAGAGTGTATAAGAATGAAATATTTTAATTGGAAGTATTTTTTTAATCTTACTAAATTAAAACCTGAAAATTTTATTCTTATATCAGGTAACGCATCTAATCAAGTTGTAGCCAACACGATTATTCCTACAATATACAGAAATACTTGGGAACGGCGTACATTACATAATCATGGTTTGTATGATTTTGAAGTTGAAGTAAAAGTTGAACATATAATACATAGAAAACTTCCTAGATGGCATGCATTATGTTTAAATAGGATAACTAAAATTCATAGAATTTATATATCTAACTTTATTAGTAAACATGGAAATTTAAGAAATAAAATAAATTATAGTTTTGGTTTAATTAAACCAGGAGAACATGAACATATTAAAAGCAAACCAGAAATTGATTCAGAAAAATGGAATCCGTGGATCAAAAATATAGAACATGAATGGTCTAATGTGTTTTCTGAACCGTTCGATGAAATAGAAAAATGGATGGTGTACCATCAAGAAAAATACCCAGAAGGTGATACTTTGGCTAATCATTCAATTAATATGAATACTCAAATGTGTGCAGAAAACTATTATGATTCTGTTTTTAATATTGTTACTGAATCATTTATATCAGCTGGCGAAGTTTTTTTAACAGAGAAAATATTTAAACCTATAATATGGCATCAACCTTTTATAATTATAGGAAATCCAGGATCTATTGAATTTTTAAGAACAGACGGATTTGATGTATTTGATGATATAATCGACCATTCATATGATAATATAATAGAAGTACCAGAAAGATTTGAATATATTAAAAAAGAGATAATTCGATTATGTGATATACCAATAAGTGACTGGGTTGAGATTCTTTATCGTATACTACCTAGACTTAGAAAAAATTACAGTTTATTTAGAAGTGCTTCATCAAGACATAACATAGGAAATGAAATGTTATGAACCATAAATTTGTGTATATTGGTCCAAGTTGGGCTAAATTGAGCTATGACACTAGGCACGGCGATGAAAAGACTTCAACTAATTTATTAAAATTATGGAAATTAACTAATAACGCCGTTGATTTAACAAGGAAAAGCGCCGGTCCAACCGGTGCATTAAAATTATTACAAACAAGTCCGGCGTGCCGCCCCCAACTGCAAGAGTTAAAATTACCTATTATATATGTAACTTGTGAACCATTAACAGATATGGAGAGAGTCGATCTGTTTAAAAAAAATAAACACAGAAAACATTATAAGGTCGATCATAATTATGATTATATAGCACACGAAAAAGATATAATGAAATTTAGAAAACAATTATTAAAATCAGTATACAAAGAATTAAATTTGCTTGGTGTTAGAATAGGAATAATAGGCGCTCATACTGATTGTGAAAATGAAGAAAATATTTATGAAAATATAACAGTACTAGATAGAAGTTGGCAAAATTTTTTAGCTCGAGAAGCAGGTATATCTGAACGTAAATACAATTGGGGTGCAGAAGTATTTCATAGGCATATACATCATAGTAGCAATAATCCCATTGATCGTCAAACAGTAATTGATGTAAGTAATCAATTTAAATTTTGGCGTGAATTAGAAGATGCTAAATTGATGTGTTGGTGCCATCCAACAACATTAGGTAATAAACTTTATGCAGAATATACATATAATAAGGTAATAGATTTTATAAACGAATATTAAATATGGCCAAACATCAAGGATTAGTAGTAGTAGATGCATGGGATTATGATGCTTATATTAAAAAACGTAATGAAATACCGTATTCCCCTGAATGTGCTAAAGATGGTACCGAGTTTTCTATTTTTTTAAATAGAGTTTGTGAAAAAGAAAGAGCAAACGGCACAACAATAATTTTTGATATGGGATTTAATAAACTAACAGATAAAATTACTGTTGATGAAAAAACAGATTTAATATTACCATACATGTATGAAAATAATTATATGAATATAATACAAAAACGAGGAATTGACGAATTATATTTTTGTGGATTTCATTTTGGATTATGTATACATGATAAAATTGCCAACGTAAGTGAATTGACTGATTATAACGGTAAATTAGGCGTTATTATAAATTTAAGTATGTTATTACCAGTCGATACATTTAAAAGAAAGTTTGAGCGTTTTCATAAACCTAATAAACCCAGATATAAACCAAATCATGCATGGGATTATTATTTATGGACACCAAAATGTGAATTTGAAAAAATAGATATAAGTTTTCCATGACAATATGAAAAATATATTTTTATATGCTAATGGGTGTAGTCGTACCTGGGGCGGCGAATTATTTCACTCATTATTTGACAAAAATGATAATTTATTGGATTGTTATAATCCATCACCAATTAACAAAGCACGATTACAAGTTACTTGGCCTGGCATTCTATCAAAAAAATTAGGAGGGGACGGAACGACCGCCAGTTTTATAAATAATGCAATGGGATGCGGTAGTAATGAACGTATACTTAGAACAACAACAAACTTTTTTTTAAAGAATAAACCAGATAATCCTCTTGCAATTATTCAATTTACAGATCCTATTCGAGGAGAATATTATGATGAAGATTTAGAAAAATGGTATCCATGGAAGGATAACTGTCTTGTTCTACCGCGTAAACTTAAAAATAAACATGGTAAATTATATAAGTGTATAGAAGAATATATGGTTCTTGTTAAATATTCAAAACAATATTACGTTCTCTATCAACAAATGTTAGCCCTACATAATTTTTTCAAATCTAATAATATACCTTATATTTTTATGAGCATTTATTTTGATCGCATAATAATTGAGGTTGAAAAAATGTGTAAAAAGGAAAAACTACCCATGGATATTTTTAATTTTATTAAAGAACCACACGGAACTATTAAACTGGATAAAGAGTATGTCTTTCCCTCAAACCATCCTAATGAAAAAGGACATATTAAAATTGCAGATATTTTATATAATGAAATACAACTATTGGCCAAATACTGGCAGTATCATTGATTTATGTAATAATAATTATACGCAAGAATTAACTGAAAAGATAAAAATATATAAAGGATAAATTATGAATATAGGATTTATAGGATTAGGTAAACTAGGTCTTGAATGTGCCGAGGCAATGGCAGGTACTCATTATTACCAAGACTCAACGTTTAACATGTCGGTAACTGGTTATGATATAGTAAAAAGAACTAGTAATAAGATTACTATTACAGACGATATAAAAAATACAGTAATAGATAAAGATTTTGTTTTTATTGCCGTACAAACACCCCACAACCCAAAATATGATGGTAGTATTCCTACATCGCATTTAGAAAACAAAGAGTTTGATTATTCTTATGTCGAAGATGTATTACATAAAATTAAAAATTATATAACTAAAGATCAAAATATAATTCTTATTAGTACTGTATTACCAGGAACGTGTCGCGAACGATTTATTCCAATAATCGAAAATACAAATTGTAATTTTATATATAATCCGTACTTAATTGCAATGGGTACAACTGCATGGGACATGTTAAATCCTGAAATGGTTATTATAGGCAATGCCGACGGAACCCGAGAATTGGATTCTCCGACAAGCAAATTAATACAGTTTTATAAAATAATAATGCAAAAGCATGATACAAGATTTGAAGTAGGTACATGGGACGAAGCAGAATGTATTAAAATTTTTTATAATACATTTATATCAGCAAAAGTTGGACTTGTTAATATGATACAAGATGTTGCTGAACGCAGTGGTAATATAAATTGTGATATTGTTGCTAATGCTATTGCCAAATGTACACAACGTATTATGGGTAAAGCATATATGAAACCAGGTATGGGCGATGGTGGGCCTTGTCATCCTAGAGACAATATTGCATTACGATATCTAGCAGAAAAATTAGATTTAGGGTATGATTTATTTGATGCTATAATGACCGCAAGAGAAGTTCAAGCAAAGCGTATGGCTGAAAAACTTATTAGTTTTAACATGCCGATTGTTATTTTAGGAAAATCATTTAAACCTGATGTTGAATTTACAGATGGCAGTAGTAGTATGTTAGTAGGTCATTATGTAAAAGAACTTGCCCCACATTTAGATTTATATTACGACGAAAACCCACAAAATACATTTGAACCTATTACAGAAGAAATACACGATATACCTTGTGTATATTTGTTAGGGCATAGAGGCAAACACCATAATTTTACCTTTAATTGGGATAGTATTATTGTAGATCCATGGCGAGAGTTTACAACAGATAATCATCACAATTCACTTATAGGAATTAAAAAAGTAATACATTATGGAAATACAAGATAAAATAAAATATATAAAAAATTGGATAACCAATTATGCAAATGAAAATAATTTTTCTAATCTAGTTATAGGAATTTCTGGCGGTATAGATTCTGCTTTAACAAGTACTCTTTGTTGTATGACAGAATTAAATGTACACGCACTAAACATGCCAATACATTCTGCAGATAAAAATACTCAAAATTCAAGAACCCATTGTAACTGGTTAGAAAATAAATTTGATAATGTGACAGTTTATGAAATAGACCTATCACAAGTATATGATGGTTTTAAAAATACAATGTCTAATTTTGAAAATGAACTAGGGTTTGCAAATTCGAAAGCCAGGTTACGTATGACTACTCTGTATCAAGTTGCTTCGAGTGTTAACGGTTTGGTGGTAGGGACAGGCAATAAAGTAGAAGATTTTGGTGTTGGGTTTTATACAAAATACGGTGACGGTGGTGTAGATATTTCTCCTATTGCAGATTTATATAAAACTGAGGTATATAAATGTGCGGAACAGTTAGATATACACGAAGATATTTTAAATGCGCCACCAACAGATGGCCTATGGGAAGACAACAGAACTGACCAAGATCAATTAGGTTTGTCATATGAAATATTAGAACAATGTATGGAAAATAAAGCAAGTGACGAGCATCAAAAAATATATAATAAAATCCGGAAACCAAATTTACATAAAATAATTCCTATTCCAATTTGTAGACTAACCTAGATATGAAACTTACATTAAGTTATATTTGTGCTAACATACTTATATATGATACTGTAAAAACATTAAAAGACAAGTACGACATTGGGATTCATATAGATTTAATGGATGGGCATTTTGTACCACGACTTGGTGTACAACCGGAATTAATTGATCTTTTAAAAAACGAATGTAATGTACCTGTTGATGTACATTGTATGATTACTGCTAATAACCACGCCTGGAAAGATGTGTTAAATAGTAATGCAGACGTAATTTATGCACACTACGAAGCATTTCACAGTAAAGAACACACACTAAAATTTTTAAAGCAAGACAGCCGACTACAACTAGCATTTAAACCGCAATGGACTATTCAACAAATAAATGAAATTTGTAATGAAATGGGCGTCGATGATTACTTACTAATGGCATACAATCCTGGTATAACAAAACAAGATTCATTTTATGATTTAAAAAAGATAGCAAATACTACTCGTAAAGTAACAGTAGATGGCGGAGTTGATTTTGGAGTGTTAGAAGATTTTATAAGTAACAATAAAGTTAACCTAGTAGCAGGTAGCAAATTAATATTCAATTCAGAATATAAACAAAACGTAGAAAGATTATTATGTTAAAAGGAACAGAATTAATTAGTATAGCAAAACAATATTTTGATGCGTGGAATAACCAAAATACAAATGCATTAGATTTTTTATTTACTGAAGACGTTACACTAACAGATTGGGAAATAAGTGAAAACGGAAAAGAAAAAGTGTTACAAGCAAATCAAAATATATTTAATAGCGTTAACGACATAGAAGCACAAGTGCAAGACATAGGCTATAATGATAATAAAGTTTATGCAGAATTAATTATAGAAGTACTCACGTTGGATGCAACAAACGAGGCCGAACGTGAAAAAATAAAAGTACTCGATGTAATAACAATCGAAGACGATAGTCGAATTTCGAGTATTAGTGCATATAAACAATGAATTTATTAATCCCTTGTTCCGGTCCAGGCACAAGATCAAACAGTTACGCAAAATTTCATAAAGCATTGGTGCGAATAGGTGATAAAGCAGTATTATCGCACATCATAGATTCGTACGAAAATATAGATACAATTTATATCTTATTAGGCTCGCAAGCCGAGTACATAAAGCAATATATTGATCATTGTAATTATACTAATATAGAGTTTATAGAAATTGAAAACTGGAATGATTCACAGTTTACAAGTTTTAAACAAATACCTAAGCATGTATTTGACAAGCCATTCTATTATAATGCCTGTGATAATTGGACTCCGCATGTACCGGTTGTTGAAGAAAATACTATTTTTAATTATAACTCACCACATAAAGAATTATATGATAGTTGGAACGAAGCCTCACCAGATAGTTTTTATGCAGGTATAAGTCATGTTAAAGATACTACAAGGTTTTATAATATTTTACACAACTCTAACGAAACACGCAACGATTTAAACATATATCATGAGTTTGATGAAGTAAATGAAGTTATGTTAAAAGAATGGTATGATGTAGGTAATGTTGAAGCCTACATGGCGGCAACTGCATTTTTTAAAAGTAATTATGACTTATTAGATAAATCCAATCAAGAAATTTATTACGTTAATAATAGAGTTATAAAACTATTTAAAAATACAGTTGAGGAGTTGCAACAATCGCTAGAGTCAAATCATTGCTTCCCTCATCCAAGTCCTTTACACGGAACTAACAATGGTATTAGTTATGATTTTGTCGAAGGTAAAGTTAATTTAGATGTAGATTATGATTACTTATTAGACAATCTTTGTAAGTTATGGGACTTTACTTTAGCAAATAATAAAACAATTACTAATAAAGCAATTTGGCAAGATAAGACCTGGCAACGTTTTGAAATGATATGTGACAAGTATCCTGAATATGCTGATACAGTAACAATAAATCAAATACAAATAGATCCTTTTAGAACACTAGAAAAAATTAATTGGACTATATTAAACAACGGAGTAGAAGGCCCATGTCATGGCGACTTAGTACTAGACAATATTATTATTAATCATAATAAAATTAATTATATTGATCATCGCGAAGGTAACGTGGGTGATATTTTTTACGATATATGTAAATTTTATCATAGTTTATACTTGCACAATATAAACTTACAACGTACAGAGTATTCAATTGAATCTGTTAACCTACCATTAACTGAGGTAGATCTAGAACGTATAAATAAATTTAAACAAACAACTTTATATCAAACATACAGATTAAAAATAGAATTAGGAGTTGCATGTATTTGGTTAAGCATGTCTCCGTTAAATGTTAATGACGATTTAAATAGATTTTTATTTTTATTTGCCTTAAATCATATAAACAAACATGTCTGAATTTTGGAAAGAAATCCCCGAAGTATACAACGCAACTAACGAACAAACAATTTTAACACAAATTACTAATGCTCGTAATATTGTTTTTGTAGCAAAAGGTAGAGTAGGGTTAGTTACAAAAATGTTTATGCAACGTTTAATTCAATATGGGCATAATTGTTATTGGGCCGATGATTTACATATACCAAAACTTAATTTTAAAGACCTAGTTATATTTGTTACTGCAAGCGGGCACACTAAAAGCTCGTGGATTTATTTAGAAATAGCAGACGAAATTCATGCTAAAACAATGGCAATAACATTTAATGATACAGGGCGTATAACTAGAGGAGTTAAAACCGCAGTTATATATGAAGAAAAAAGCAATAGCATGCCAATGAAATCATATTATGAATTAGCATTTTTATATATTTTTGAAAAACTATTAACTACGTTTGATACAGATAAGTTTCAACACACAAATTTTGAATGAAAAGAATTATATATGTAGACATTGATGGTACCATTTGTACTGAACGGCCTAATATTGCAAAATCAGCAGTAGACTATGAAACCGTAAAACCTCTTAAAGAAAGAATTGATATTATCAATAAATTATATGATGAAGGAAATGAAATTCATTATTGGACTGCACGAGGAACAAGTTCAGGACTTGACTGGACAGATCTTACTAAAGGACAATTAAAAGAATGGGGTGCTAAGTATCACGAATTACATGTTGGAAATAAACCACACTTCGACATTTATATTTGTGATAAATCATTCCAAGCGGATATGTGGTTTAAAAATCAAACAATAATGACATGATAGAATGGGGAATATCTGCACTATCTCACGATGCGGCTTTAGCAGTAATTAAAGATAATGAATTAGTTTATGCTTCGCACTCAGAACGATATAGCAGAATAAAAAACGACAAATACTTACACAGGAACTTATTACATGATGCATTGCGTCACGGAAGTCCTGATGTCGTTTACTATTATGAAAAGCCTCTATTAAAACTTACACGACAATTATACGCAAAGCAATGGAATTCGTTTAACAAATATAATTCTCGAGCATTAATTAATCATGTAAAAGATGATTTAGGTTTTACATTTAAGCAAGAGTTACGTCAATATAATATGTCGCATCATCTATCACATGCGGCTGGAGGATACTTTACATCTCAGTATAAAGATGCTACAATAGTAGTAATTGACGCCATAGGTGAATGGGAAGTTCTAACCATATGGAAAGCAGAAGGAAATAAACTTAAAAAGATAGCCTCACGGAACTATCCGCATTCGTTAGGTTTATTCTATTCTGCAATGACACAACGGTGTGGGCTGAAGCCTAACGAGGAAGAATATATCCTTATGGGCATGTCAGCGTTAGGAGAGCCACACCGTTTCTATGGGGAGTTACTTGACGTATTTTTTAATACAAACTTTGCACCATTTCCAAAATTTAAACACAATTTACACAGAGGCTGTACGTGGTGGAGACCCGAAGGATTAAAGGCAACAGATATATATGATGTTGCCGCCGCTACACAACAAATATATGAAGATATATTAGATGATATAATGCAATGGGCGTACAAAGCAGGCTCAAGTAATAACTTAGTGTTTACAGGTGGTTGTGCATTAAATTGTGTAGCAAATAGTAAAATAGCAAAGTATTGGGATAATATATGGATCATGCCTAGTCCGGGAGATTCAGGATCAGCAATAGGTGCAATATTAGCAAATAAACAAGAACATATAAAATGGCCTGGCCCATATCTAGGACACGAAATAACAGGAGAGTATCCAACAGTTAAAGTAATAAACGAATTATATAAAAATAAAATTGTAGGAGTGGCATCCGGTAAAGCAGAATTTGGACCACGTGCATTAGGTAATAGATCTTTACTTGCCGATCCACGTGGTAAAAATATTAAAGACTTAGTAAACAAATATAAAAAACGTGAACCATTTAGACCATTTGCACCAATGATATTAGAAGAATGTGCAAACGAAGTATTTGATATGCCAGTAAGTAGTTCTCCATATATGCAGTTTACAGCCAAATGTAAAAGACCAGACGAGTTTCCTGCTATTGTACATTATGATGGTACAAGCAGAGTACAAACAGTCGGGCCTAAAGATAATAAAGAAATACGTGCATTATTAGAAGCATGGTATGTTAAAACAGGATGTCCTTTATTGTTAAACACAAGTTTAAATGTTAAAGGAGAGCCGTTAGTAAATACTATTGAAGACGCACAGCGATTTGAAAAACTTAATAAGTTAAAGGTTGTTACACCATGAAAGAAAAGATTAAACGAAAATTAGAAGTTATATGGTATTATATCTCATGGCCCTATAATTATATAAAACTAGAAATTCGTTATAGGAAAAAATTAAAAGCACTTCGCGAACAAGACCCGTTCATTTATGATTGAAACAAAAAAACTTCTAGATCGTATTGAGTTATTATTTCCATGTAAAGAAAATATACGCTTCAGGCGTGCAGTATTGGACCATGACTTTGAAGCCATAAGATATGTTCTTGAAGAATTAAATCAATATAAACCTTGGTCATCTTTTTTACACAACTTAATAAAAAAAGTTAGAGACTTTCCTGAAATTGAAGCATGTTTACATGCATCACAAATACAATCAAAACAATGGTTATTACAGGAATTTAAAAATTTATTATTCCAACCGGATTCACAGTACATACGAACGGTGTTTATATATGGAGGATGGTATGGTATACTAGCAGGAATTTTATTTGCTCATTTAAATGTAGATAAAATAAGAAATTTCGATATTGATCCTAATTGTTATGAGCTTGCACGAAAAATAAATGTCGAACAAACGCAAACATGGGCCTTTACCCATGCTACATTAGATGTAAACAATATTGAATATCGTAAAGATGAAGACGACGGATGGGTTACAGAAGTTGAATACTTTAATAATAAAGGCGAAGGTAGTGTATTAGAGGAACGCCCACATATTATTATTAATACAAGTGCAGAACATATGGCTCCTAAGTGGTATCGTAATTTACCTGAAAACATTCTTATAATAATACAATCTAATAATTATGATGATTTAGACGAACATATATATTGTGTAAAAGATTTAGCAGATATGAAAGAAAAATATCCGATGTCTGAAATTTTTTATGAAGGCGAATTAGATCAATTAGGACAACCTGTACGAGGCATACCAAAACAATATAAACGATTTATGCTAATAGGAAGAAAATGAGTTGTGATGTATTTTTTCTAAGTTATAACGAAGAGTTTGCAGATGAAAACTTTGAACTAGTGCAATTAGTAGCACCACATGCAAAACGTGTACATGGCATTAAAGGAATATTTAATGCACATAAAGAATGTGCAAAGCAAAGTCTTACTAAAAACTTCTACGTAATAGATGCAGATGCAATATTAGAACCAGGGTTTTATTTTGATTTTGAACCTAGAGACGATGTAGACTGGTGGACCGGAATACCTCAAACCGCATGTGTTCATGTGTGGCGAAGTAAAAATCCTATTAATGATTTATTATACGGATATGGCGGAGTTAAACTTTTTCCTAAACAAGCATTATTAGATTTAGAAGATTGGCATATTGATTTTACTAATTCAGCAAGCGGTAATTTTAAAGCAATGCCACAAGTAAGTAACGTTACAGGTTTTAATACAAGTCCTTATAACACATGGAAAAGTGCATTTAGAGAATGCACTAAACTTGCATCGGGTGTAATTAAAAGTGCATTTGATGGGCATGTAGATAAAAATACTGAGACACGATTAGAAACTTGGTGTACTGTAGGTGCTGATCGATTGTATGGTAAAAATGCAATACGTGGAGCAAATGAAGGTAGGGCATATGGAGAAAAGCATGCCACCGATATTAAAATGTTAGACAATATAAACGACTTTGATTGGTTGAGGAAACGATTTGACAAAAAATGAAACTTTTTGTGTAGCACCGTTTATTCATCAAAGTATGAAAACGGACGGATGCATTAAATTATGTTGCCAAAGTCTTCCAGAAATTGCAAACCATAAGATCGGCAAAAGTTTCAAAATCGACTGCGAAACCTCAACAATGCAGGAGGCTTGGAATAATGATATAATTAAACAGGTACGGTTAGATTTGGCTCAAGGAGTTAAAAACAAACGGTGTAATATATGCTGGGAGCATGAGAAAAACAATGTAAAAAGTTTACGACAAAAATATAATAGTAAACCAACGATGGAACGTTATGCTTTAGATGCATTTAAACGTATGTCAAAGGACGGTACAATACATGATCCACCAAAATGGATAGAATTAAAATTAAGTAATTTATGTAATTTTGCTTGTAGAATGTGTCATGTAATGGACAGTACATCTTGGTTTGATGATTGGAAGCACGTACATCATTTTTCAGACTCATATTGGCAATCACACATTGAAGGATTAAATTTATTAAATAAGCCATATCTAGGAATTGAAGATAATTTTTTTAACGGAGTTGATTTTAGTGAAGTTCTACTATTACAAATTGCTGGAGGAGAACCATTATATGATGAAAAACATTATATAGCCCTTGACAAAGTAATTGATCGTGCTAACGAAATAACGTTGAATTATGCAACAAATTTAAGCAACTTAGGTTATAAAAAATATAATGTTTTAGATTATTGGAAAAAATTTAAATCTGTATATCTTAGTGTAAGTATAGATGGTCCTAGAGAAAAGAATGATTATATTAGACACGGAGGTAATTGGCAAACTTTAGAGAAAAATATCAAGGAAGTACAAAAACTTAATAATGTACACATTGTCGGCAAATGCACATTACAGACCACAAACATATTTTATCTACCTGAAACACTAAAATGGTTTCAGGAAATGGGAATTGATAGAGATGTTCATTATGTAAATTTTCCTAAATGGTTTGATTGTAGAAGTATGCCAGATAAAATTAAAGATCATGTTATAAACAAATTAATAAAAATGCAAGAAAATAAAAAATTTAAATCTAGTATAATAAACTACCTAAAACAAGATTTATATAACAAAGAAAATTGGAAAATGTTTTTTACATACAACGATATACTAGACAAACTACGAAATCAAAATTTATTTGATACGTTTCCAATATTTGAAATAGCAAAGAAAATATGCTAATGATCTGGAAGAGCAAGGTATCTATTAAGTGACCAGTCTTTAAACACTGGCGAAGCAAATAATGGAAATAAATTATTGCATCCTTCAAAGAGATATTTGTTTACAAAATTGTTCCAACGTAATAATTCTTTTAAAGAAAAAATGTGTACATTTAATTTATTGCAAAAGTCTCCGTGCAGATCTAATACTTCTGCTATTGATGGATCATTGTATGGTGCTAGTCTAATATGCAAAGTACCTTGCATATCTTTTAAACATTGCATTAAATTTATAGGATTATAATTTTTTCTTTTAACTAAATGAAGTAACGGTGGGCCTATTTTAATGTTTTCATACTTTGTATAAAATATACAACTTACACAATCGCTATTTTCAATTTTACTAGCAAAGTATAAAGATGTAAAATAGTTATATCGTTCTCCGTAAAAGACATATTTTTTAGTATTAGGTATTAATGTTTTTATATACTCAGCAAGTTCAGGAAGTTGCATATTATTAATACCAAACTCTCCTGCTTGCATTATAGCATCTTTATATGATTGCTTAATTAAAATTAAATTGGCATTTAACTTTTTTAAACGTTCAACATAAGGAAAAGATATATCTGTATTTTTAACACTACATGACCACCTTCCTGTTTCAGTAAATACTAATGTATAAGGAAGTTTTTTATCTAATACATATATATTGTTATCAATATTTTTAAAGTCCGACAATGGTTTAGCATTTTTTTTATAATTATTATCCCTAGTACGGAATACCCAATGTTTTTCATTCCAACGTGCAGGATACTCGTTAATATTGCAATAGCCATCAGGATCAAAGTTAATTACAAATATACCAAAGTCATTATGTTCATCATTAACGAATTCAAATTTACCAGGAAGACAAAATGTTGTATTTGTTAAATCGTGTTCGCGAGGAATAAATGAAAAATTATCACTTGTTATATGTACTTTATTACCACTGTACACAGGCTTAATATACACAAATTGATCTGTATCAAACTCAACATAGCACTTGCCTTGTACATATATAAAATGAATACCAGACTTTTCGTCATGAACCAATGCGTTTTTTTGAAACGATTTATACCTTTTATTAAAAAACTCTAATGCGTGAAAGTGATCCATATGCTTAATTCAGTTGAACTTTTAGATCGGTTTGAAATACTAGAACCTAATAATTTAGTATTAAAAGATTTGCGTCGATGCATTGTTGATAAAGATGTTCGAAGTGTATTTAAAATGTTCAAAAATATTTATGAAAATGAAAATATACATCTTGTAGAAACTGCATGTTTAGATTTAAATGCATATGCTTTTTTTAAGTTAGAAGAAAACTTAATTGGCAATGAGGATATGCCGTTACTTAAAAAGATAATATGGCAACAAAATCCTTGGGCAGTTTTTAATTTCTTTGCAAATCAAGAAAATATTGATCCAATAGTAATTAAAGATCTAAAAAGTGCTACATTAATGGAGAAACCAAAAGCTCTTTTAAAATTATTAATACATAAACTTGGTACTGAGGATGATTTTACTGTATATTTCTTAACAAACTTATTTTATAATACAAAATCATATGATTTACGAAAAGTATATCGTATTTTTACATATTTGCAATCTAAAGGAATAGATATCTATGATGAAGATGTAATCCTTTTTATAAAAGCTCTTAACGGAGTATCTTTACATATCGTAAGATTAGTTAAACGTATCACAAGCGAAGGGATTCCTCCCGAAGAACAAGAAATTTATGATTTAACAATGAACTTTTTTGAAGACGTTATAATGGATAAAGTAAAATATGACGCGAGAGAAATATTCAAATGTTTTAGGCATTTTAATTCTAAAATGGATATACATGGTAAGGATAAAGAAACGTTTGAAAAAATGATGAACAAAGTTCATTTGCATGTAATAAAATTTATGTCAATAATGCACCCAAACCAGGTATGGATTGACTATATAAGAAAATTTATTGTACTAGAAAATAAAATGAATTATGTCTGGCAAATATGCGAAAAGTTTGATTTCCCAGGTATAAAAGACCTTAAACTTGCAAGTAAAAACAAGTTTTTCGGTATGAAGATGAAACCTGTGTTTAATCGATATAAAGGTAATGAATTTTATGAGTCATATCAAAATGCAACAAATGTTAAAGCAAAAGATACTGTACGAATATCTAGTACATTAAATGTATTAGAAAAAGCAATAGGAAATCAATCATTAATCGATGATATAAAGGGTAGTTTATTATACGATAATAGAGAAGCATTATATAACATAGTTAAACATACATCAAAAGATAGTCTTGTAGATACGTTACAACGATTTGAATCGGAACACCCAACTGTATCTTTAAATGATGCATTTAGTAGAGGCCAACTATTTAGTAAAAAATGGATAGTAAATAAAATTAAAGACATGGACTTGGGAACCATTGTTTTATGTGCAGGTTGGCACGGATCTCTTATACATTTATTTGCTCGAGATAATATTAAATTTAAACAATGTTTTAGTTTTGATATTAATCCCGAGTTTGTTAAAACAAGTGAATTGTTAAACAAAGACTTAGTACTTCAGCAATGGAGATTTAAAGCAACCTGTGCAGACATATTAGAATTAGATTATAATCCTGTTGTTTTTAATACAGCAAAAGCCGATGGTACAAATGAAAAAGTGTCTGTTTATCCTGATACTATTATTAATACATCGTGCGACCATATTGAAAACTATGATATATGGTATAATAAATTACCTAAAGATACATTATTAATTTTACAAAATAATAATTATTTCGAAGAAACAGAACATATTAATTCCGTTAAAGATATAGATGCTTTTAAAGAAGCATCGCCTATGTCTAATATAGTGTTTGAAGGTACATTAAATTTAGGCATGTATAAACGCTTTATGCTGATTGGATATAAATGATAGAAGCACAAATAAAAGATGCAGTAATTGAAAACGAACCGTTTCCTCATACTGTACTTAATAATTTTTTTGATGAAGAATATTACCAAGAGTTGTTAAACGCAATATATCATGATAACACAACCCCTATACATTTACCTGAAGAAGATTGCTATCCTGATAAGCAACATATAGTTGATATACAAGAAATAACTCATAATTTTACTTTCTGGAACAACTTTATGGAAATGATGTCTAGTGAAGAACTGCTAGGCGAATTAAAAGAACTATGGAATTTAAAGTATCCTGTAAACAATATTATATATAATATTCATAAGGACAAAAAAGGTTTTTATAGAGGTCCACACAATGACGTTAAGTCGTGGAATAGAGAAATGGTTACCTTAATGGTATATTGCCCTTCGAATCATGACTTAGCACATACCGGTACAAGGTTGCAAGAGCATAAACAAGTATTGTGTGTACCTAACAGAGCATGGTCGTTTAAATCGTGCGAAACAAGTGTTCACTCTGTTGATGTTGTAGAGGAAGATACTACAGACAGAAATTCAATACTGGTAAAATATTGTGCTACAATGAGGAGAAATGAGTGAAAGATCCTTTGAATGAGTTAACAGTAAAATATATTAATGCACCTGTTACAACCGAGCCATGGAATTATATTCTTATTGATAATTTTTTACCGGAAGACTATTTGAAATTTATCTTAAATAAGTTTGCAACAGATACAACTCCTCCGGATAATTTTGATGATTTTCATTATCCATATGCACAAGTAACAAGTCCCGAAGAAGTAATGACACACGACGAATGGATGGGAACATCAAGGCTTTTTAAAAATGATACGTTTAAAAAGACACTCTTTAAAAGATGGGGCATAGAGTACGATGGTAAAATAGAATGTAAGTTTGCTATGCATAGAGATCAAAAAGGATTTTATCAAGATCCGCATAATGATATAAAAGAATATGCTAAAGAAGTTATTACTATGCAAGTATATTGTCCACCTGATGAAAGTTTAAAGCATCTCGGAACATCGTTATATAATTCTGGTGTATATAGACCCGATTTAAACGGAACAGAGTATCATTCTACAATAGACTTTATACCTAATAGATGTGTTAGTTTTAAATGTGAGCCATATACGTGGCACGGAGTATTTCCTTTTAAAGAGGATACTAATAATAAAAGAAATAGTTTGCGATTATTATATTATGTACCAGTATAATGAAATTAAAGCAGTTCATTTAGAAATCACACAACGGTGTCAAGCATCTTGTCCTATGTGCGATAGAAATGAAAACGGTGGTATTGTTAATAGACATTTAACTAATGCTGAACTTAGTATAACAGATTGTAAGCAAATATTCAAGCCTAAATTTATTGCAAATTTAGATAGAATGTATATGTGTGGTAACCACGGTGATCCGATTGTTGCCGACGATACATTGGAAGTATTTAGATATTTTAGAGAAAATAATCCTAACATGTGGCTCAGCATGAATACTAATGCAGGAGCAAAAGATAGTAAATGGTGGGCAGAGTTAGCACAAGTATTCGGGCGTATGGGTTGTGTATTGTTTAGTGTAGACGGCTTAGAAGATACTAATCATTTATATAGACAAAACGTACAATGGCCTATAGTAATGAATAGTATGCAAGCATTTATTAGTGCCGGAGGAAGGGCTAGGTGGGATTATATTATATTTGAACACAACGAACATCAAGTAGAAGAAGCAGAAACATTATCGAAGTTAATGGGTTTTGAAAAGTTTCAAAAAAAGAAAACCGGGCGTTTTTATTCAACTAATAAGTTTAAAACAAAAGACGAACACCAAGCAAAGAATAGAAAAGGTACGGATACACAAAAACTAGAACTGCCAAAAGAAGAAAAGAATAAAAATAAAGCACTAGATAAAGTTGCTAAAATAGAAGAAAAATATGGCAGTATGCATGAGTACCACGATAAAGTTAAAATTGATTGTAAAGTAGCAAAAGAAAAAAACATATATATATCTGCTGAAGGATTAATGTTGCCCTGTTGTTGGACTGCTGGGCGTATGTATAAGTGGTGGTTTGAAGATCCAAGTGAAGAACAAATATGGAGTTACATACAAGATAAAGATGCTATTAATACTAAAACACATGGACTACAAAGTGTAATGGAAAACGGATTTATACAGAATATACAACATAGTTGGTCGTTACCGAATACAAAAGCCGGTAAACTAAAAGTATGTGCCGATAAGTGTGGAGTTGAATTTGATGCATTTAAAGAACAGTATAAATGAATTTCTTATATGTTATGCCGGAGGTTGGCACGGGGATTTTATATATGATTTAATAAGTTGCAAACATCATTGTATACGTGAGCATGGACTAATTGAGGATTGGAGAGAATACTTTTATCCTAGCCATATATACATAGTTCCGTATAGTGTAAAAAATAATCGTTACAGAGTTTTTAATTGGTGGAAAAAAATTGGCAGACGTAAGCATAGTGAAAGAAATTTAAAAGACTATTATAAAGAATGTATAGATGATACATATAAAAATCTTAGTCAGCCAGATGTATATCCGCTAGATATTGATTTATTTTTAGACGAAAGCAACATGCTATATGTTAACTGGTTCTTTAATCAATTTAATATAGTATGGTCGGAAAAGATGGAATTGCGTTATGTACACTTTAAAAAGTACGAGTATTTTATAGAAGAAATGGATAATAATTTTTTAGGAGAAATAAATGACATCGACTTTCTGCATCCTGCCGTGGATGCACATCGCAACAAATTCTACAGGAAACCTTAGGGTTTGTTGTAATGCAGTACCTACAAAGGGTTATATCTATAAGTCTGACGGGAACCCATATAAACTATTTAGAGATGATATTAATGAAGCATGGCATTCAAAGACATATAAAAACATACGACAAGACTTTTTAAATGGAAATAAACCTGAAATATGCGAACGATGTTTTAGAGAAGAAGATGCAGGATTAAAAAGTGCAAGGCAAAGTGCTAACGAACAATGGGGTACAGAATGTAGTATGACAACTACTCCTGAAATGGATATACGTTATGTTGATTTACGTTTAGGTAATTTATGTAATCTTAAATGTCGAATGTGCAATCCTTATTCATCTAGTATATGGGCAAAAGAATGGAATAAAGTAGTTACTGAAGAAGAACAAATTTCGCAAGACGAAGTTACTAGACTTGCACAACTGGATTGGCCTACAAAGGATAAAACGTGGGATAATATAAAAGAAATATTGCCTAGTGTAGAAATGATATATTTTACCGGAGGCGAACCAACGTTAACCTTAGAGCAAATGTCGTTGCTAGAGTATTGTGTTAATAATGGATATACTGATATTATATTAAAATATAATACAAACTTAACTAATATACCAGAACGTATATTAGATTTGTGGAAAAATTTTAAAAAGATTAGAATTAATGCAAGTATTGATGCAATAGGTGATTTAAATAGGTACATACGTTATCCTAGTAGTTGGGAAGAAATAACTAATAATTTAGATATATTGAAAAATATTCCTAATGTACATGTAGGAATACATACAACGGTACAGATGTATAATATATTTGATTTGCATAATATAATTGCTTATTTTAAAGATTATAATCATTTTTTAAATATATTAAACCATCCTAAACATTTAAATATCCGTGTTTTAAATAAAAAACACAAGCAAAAAATACTTAATCGCTTACTAACATGCCCTGTACATAATGTTAGTACCACTACTATCACAGATAGAATAAACGGTATAATTAAATATATGCAAGAAGATTGGCACGATAAATGGCCAGCTTTTGTTGCTTACACAAAGAACGTTGACAAACAACGTAATGAAAACATTTTAGATCACATAGAGGAATTCAATGAAGATTGCGATGACTGGAAATCCTGAATACGGATTGGCAAAATCATTTAAACAAATACACCCTAATACAGAATTTTTTAGTAGAGATAATAGCTGGGACTTTAGTAATATATTGCAAAGAAAAAAATTAGGAGAGCATTTAGACGCACATCGATTCGATGTGTTTATTAATAGTAGTGCTTTAAATAATTTTAATCAATGTTTATTATTAGAACAAGTCTGGGATAAATGGAAATTAACCGAAAAGCCTAAACAAATTATTTGTGTTGGAAGTACAATAGATAGAGTTGCTAAAGGTAGCGATTGGATCTATGGAACAGAGAAACATGCATTAAAACAAATGTGCAACGGACTCAGTTTACTCGGCGTGTGGAGTGAAATACAATGCAAGGTTACATATATAAGTTTTGGCTCACTCAGTACTCCTAAAGTTACACAAAAACATCCCGACAGGCGGCTTATGGATGTTAATAAGGCCGCTACATATATTAAATGGGTATTAGATCAACCCAAAGACATAAGTTTAAATGAACTTAGTATAGACCCAAAGCAGATACTAGCAGATGACTGATACATTTTGTGCTTTACCTTGGTTACATTTAAGTACTAGACCCGATGGTGCAATGCGAGTTTGTTGTACTGCAAATGCATCATCTGTTGGTGCAACTAATGACAAGTTGTACGGAGGTAAACAAGGCGAACTACGTACAGAAGACGGAACTCCCGCAAATTTAAACAACTCTGATTTCTTATCAGCCTGGAACAATACGTATATGAAAAATGTGCGTAAACAAATGATGAATGGTAAGGAACCGCCTAGTTGTCATAAGTGCTTTAAAGAAGAACGTGCAGGACACAATTCTAAACGTATGTGGGAAACACGTTATTGGGCAGACTACGGATATACTAAAGAAAAGTTAATAACAGAAACAAGTGTTGACGGAGAAATAGAACCTAAAGTACGTTATATTGATTTACGTATGGGTACAAAGTGTCAACTGGCTTGTGTTATGTGTTCACCACATGATTCTAGTGGATGGATTAAAGAATGGATAGACATACATGACGAATGGACAATACCTGAATTAAAAGAAATTAATCAGTGGCATGGCGGCGGTAAAGATGAATGGGGTGCAACATATAATTGGCATAAAGATAATCCTGTATTTTGGGAACAACTATATAGTCAAATTCCACACATGGAACAATTATATTTTGCAGGTGGCGAAAGTACTATTATAGACGAGCATTATGAATTACTTGACAAAGTGATAGAAATGGGTTATAATAGTAAGATAGAGTTGCGATACAATAGCAACGGCATAGAGCTCCCCGATCGTTTATTAGAATTATGGAAACAATTTAGAAAAGTTAGATTCCATTATTCAGTAGATGCAGTAGGTAAACAAAACGATTTTATACGTTACCCTAGCGAGTGGAGTCATACAGAAAAACAATTTTGGCGTTTAAATAACGACACATCAAACAACGTGGAGGTAACCGTTGCATGTGCAGTAAATGCACTCAACATATATTACATCCCTGATTTTTTAAAATGGAAACTTGAGCAAGGTTTTACAAAAATTAATATGTGGCCATTCGGGGCAGGTGGTATTAATTATCATTTTGTATATTGGCCTGCTTATCTTAATGTTAAAGCATTACCTAACAACTTTAAAGAACTTTGTGAAAAGAAATACGAAGAGTTTTATCCATGGTGGGAAGCAAATTGGGAAAAAGGCGTTCCTATATGGCACAAAAATAAAGTTGATTACGATAAATGGCGTGACGCAGGATACGGAATTAAACGATTACAAGGAATGATTAAGTTTATGAAATCAGAAGACTGGTCTATTCGTGTTCCACAATTTAAACAATATATTGATTCGTTAGCAAAGCATAGAAATATGCCGTTTAACGAATATTTTCCGGAGATGTACGATGCCATTTATATCAACTCTTGAACGAGATGTTATATATCCACATGCTACCTATCTAGATTATATAGATCCAGACTTTGCACTACAACAAGCAAAATGGATTAGAAAACATTTTGATCCATATCCCCTTAGTACTGCCTACGACAAGAAAGCCGGGCGATTCTATTCAAATTATAAGAATTATTTTTTCCATAAAACATCTAGCATACCATTAATTCAACAATACGTAAAGATATTAACTAGGCATAAAGATGTATTTGAGAAACTATATAATAGGCCTATGCAAATAGATTGGGTTTATCTTGCCTACACCGAAGATAGTAGCAAGGAAATGGGCACTAATCATTATGATTCGGAAGTGTTTTGGGACGGACAATTTCATTGTACAATACAAGGTAATTCTAATATAGTAATGTATGACAATACTCTTGAAAACTTAATAACTTGTAAAAACGGAACTATCTGGTATCTTAATGCAACAGAATACATACATAAAATTAAACCATCACACGGGGAACGATTTGAACTTAATGTACCTAACAATTTAAATCCAAAAATAATAAAATTACGTAACGAAATGATAGGTGTACATGGGCAATTAGATCATACTCATAGAAATGCAAAGATTTTACATCGATGGAGTAAGCAAGTAATATCACAAAAACACACAGAGGATGGGCCAGTTGCAGAGCAATGAAACTATATGCATATTGCCATGGGTGCATCATTATATATCACAAAATCATGATGTGCGGCCTTGTTGTACAGGATGGAAATTAACGTTAGGTAATATAACTAAAAATCCTTTGTCGTATGTTGATAAAGATATACCGATGCAAACATTACGACAACAAATGCGAAATGGCATACAGCCTAACGCATGTTTAGAATGTTTTCAACGTGAGGAAGATGGTAATAGAAGTCCACGCCAAGAATTTAATCAATTATATCAAGAAGAACTTACAAAGGTTTTACATAATAAACCTGTAAAGAAAAAGTATTTGGAAGTAAATTTTAGTAATTTATGTAATGCTAGATGTAAATCTTGTTCTCCATTAAACAGTACACAATGGTATGAGACTGCTAGAAAATTAAAGGGTTGGGAATATTATGATGATCAAGGAAAGTTACCACACAAAGTTGATTGGGATAAAATAGATATTGATTGGCAAGAATTAGATTTAATAAAAATATTAGGTGGTGAGCCATTTATGCATCCCGATAATGAAAAAATTATACAACGTATTTTTGATAAAGGACAGCCCGAAAAATGTAGTTTAGAAGTGTTTACTAATGCAAGTATATTTCCAGATAATAATATAATTGAAGCATTAAAAAGATTTAAACATGTTGAAATAAATTTAAGTATTGATGGACTAAGAGAAACGTACGAATATATAAGAACTGGACTAAACTTTAATAAAGTATTAGAAGTAATTGCAAAATGGAACGAAGTAGATATACCTAATAAACGATTAGGGTTTCAAATGTTAGTGCAAGTTGATAATATTTTACAAGTAACAGAATATGATAAATTTTTTAAAGAATTTGTAAACTATAATGGTAACACAGAAAAAAGTTATATGCATTATAGTATTTTAACTAATCCTATATGGCTTCGTCCTAGGAATGCTTTTGATAATAATAAAGTAAAAGCGATTAAATATTTAGATACATATATGGAAACCGCAGAGGGTTTACATAAAAGAGATTATGCTAAATTTAAAACAATTATAAAAGAATTACAACAACCTGCAGAAGATAGATATAAATTAGAACAATTTAATAAAATATTCAATGGAACACCCTAAACCAGAAGATGGCAATATAGTAGCAAAACATTTTTGTGCATTGCCGTTTACACAATTTAGTACATTTAATCATGGACGACATAGACTATGTTGTATGGCACAAGAGCCTGAAGTAGATAACCCTACAGATGATTTAGAAACTGTATGGAATGGCGATTACATGAAAAATGTACGTAAACGAATGCATGCCGGGGAAGCATTAAAAGAATGTAGAGATTGTTATGACCTGGAACGCCAAGGTATTATGAGCGACAGGCAATGGGAAAATATCCAAAATAAAGATATAGTTGAAAAGGAAATCGAAACATGGAAACAAAACAATTACAACATAGAGGCACCGATAATATACGATTTACGTCTAGGCAACAGGTGCAATCTCTCATGTTCTATGTGCAGTGGCATTCACAGTCACTTAGTACATGTAGAACGTTCAAAGATGGTAGCAGGCGGTAAAGGATTTTTTAAAGGACATCGCCCGTATGTTTATGGCGAAGCATTAACTGGTAAAGTGTATTCTAAAAAGGAAGCATTACTAGCAAGTTCAGTAGATTGGGATTATATATTAAACAATACTGCCCTTGTAAAACAAATAAAACTTATTGGTGGCGAACCCACTATTAGTGAAGACTTATTTACATTAATGGATGCTTGTGTTGAACGTGATCATGCAAAAAATATTGAGTTACAATTTTTTACTAATGCAACAAACTTTACAGACAGTTTCTTAGATAACTTAACAAAATTTAAAGGTACTAAAATCACAACCAGTATTGATGGGTGGGGTGAAATGAATGATTACATTCGTTATCCTAGTAAATGGGATCACTTATGGGAAAACTTTACTAAGTTAGTTGATGTAAGTAGCAAACATAAAAAGGTTAAGGTACGTCTTAGTACTGTATCACAAATTACTAATATGTGGCACATGACTGAGTTTTATAAAAAACTATTTGAGTTCCAAGAAAGTACGCCTGTAAGAATTGGATTAAGTTCAAATCAATTAGTTGATCCGGCTTATTATAATGTTAGATACGCACCCGAATTTATGAAAGAACATGCTCGTGGTACATTACGTGGATTTTTAAATAATATTAAAGGATCATATTGGTACGAAGAAACATTTAAAGAACCAGTTGAAGATATAATTAAATGGATGGAGCCAGAGAATCACATTGAAGATAAAGAAATATTATCAAAACATATCCATGTTACAGAAGATTATGATACGTTTCGTAAAGTAAATGTACGTACAGTATTTCCTGGATATGATTATATTAAATCATATATTGGCTTGTAATTCCCTAACAAGTGTAGGAATTGTATTGCTAGTAGATGTCATTGTTTTTAAATAGATATCCATTTCCCACATTTGACATTTTTCTCCCCATACGACAGAATGATTCATTACGTTAGAATTAAATATCCAAATTGATTTAGGTGGAAATGTTGCAAATGTTACTGGCAACCCAGCATAGTCATTCTCCCCGTTCCATATTACTTCGTTCCTTAATTCAAAAATAAAGTCGTGTATGTTCATGTCTTTATATCTTACTTTATCTTCAACACGATTGAATAAATGATTAATATGCTCTCCGACTGTGAGTGTCCTAGGTTTATGACTAAGATTCATTGACATCCTTAATTGATGCTCGGTTCCGGTATGATCACCGTCAAGTAAATCTAAATGCTGTCTATTATATACAAGTGTATTGTATCTATGACTTAAAACTTCATTGTTACCTTCGTAATTAGGAAATAATTGTTTTTGAAAACTTAACCATGCTTGATGGGTACGCCTATGCATTTTGCGAAAAGTAGTTGTATGTTCTTCGTCTAAATCTAAATCGCGAAATAATCTATGACGCTCGGACCATTCTTCTTTTAGTACTTCGTGTGCAAACATTGGTGGTTCCCATCTGTTATTTTTAGTAAAATATGTTGGAATTGTATCCATCCAATATTCATATGGAAACCCAGGAATAGTAACGCCATCTAAAACGATAAGATCATTACGTTCAAATGGCTCAGTTAAATCTTCGATTTTATTTTTAACTACTATATTGTACCCACGATACTCGGGGGCAAGTGCTAATAATGTATTTTTCATGATGATAAATATTTGTAGGTTACAACTCTATTTATTAATCAAACAACTAATAAAATTACACATGGACAAATATTTTAAAGACGACAAACTTACTGTCGCCTGTGTCGGTACTCAGCATACATATGGTATGAGTTATCCAGACGGTGAGTATCCTTATGAAAAAACATGGCCCGGGCAGTTAGCAGAAAAAACAGGACATAATGTTTTAAACTTTGGTGTTACTGGTTCAAGTATTACTCCGTTTGGTGAACGTATACTAAGAATTCAAGATATGTATAAACCGGATGCATGGATACTAGAAGTACCCATGGGTGAAAAAATAACAATAGGATACGAAGAACCTGATGAAATAGAGAAAGATAGTCAGTTATTCACACATACACGAGTACAAGGTCCTGATTGGGAATTAGGATCTAATAGTAAAGATTGCAGAATTAATTTTGGGCGAGGCGAATTAGAAAGCCGCGAAGATATACAATATCTCCAAGAAGAAAAGTTTAATTTAATTACAAGTAAATGGAAAACAATAACACAAGAAGATTTAATGGGCTGGGCAAAAGTATTTGCATGGCAAGTAGATAGGAATATGCATCACATAAGATATACACAAGAAGTATTCTGTATACAATGCATAATGGAATCTTTTGATAAACCATTTATGATGTTTCAATGGAATTGGAACATGTTTAAATCTCCATTCGTAGAATTATTAAATAAAGAATATTGGTTAAACAGATCATATACAGGTAACATGAAGAATCAGTTACGAAAAACACGACCGGATTTTTGGGCAGATACACAGCATCTAAACGAAGCCGGCATGGACTACATAGCAACGCAGATTTACAATGACTTTGACAGAATTATGGCAAGAAAGTAACACATACACAGAACCATTTAAACATGTTACTATTAACAACATTTTTCCTAGTAATATTTTACAAGAAATCACAAAAAATTTGCCGAACGATAGTAAAACACCAGTAGCAGATTATTACCCATACGGCAAAGTATATGCTATGGGAGTAGATGATTGTGTTAGTAATAAATTTTGGTCAGGTGTGCATAGATTTTTTAATAGTACGAATGTCTTAGAATTCGTCGAAAATAAACTTGATTTAAATTTTAAACTTAAAGAAGCAAATTTAAGTATACATTATGATTACAAAGGGGAACAACTAGGTCCTCATGTTGATGCTTTACACACACTAGTTATTTTTTTATCAGAAGTCGATGATCCAATGGCATCTGGAACAGACTATTATGTAAGACAACATAGCGATTGGAAAGATAATGAAATTGCAAAATGGAGTCTTTTTTCACTTTTTAAAACAATACCTGCAATTCTAAATACTGGTCATTTATTTGAACCAGCAGAAAATTCATGGCATGGATTTTATAATTTAGGAGAAGATAGGACAGGTCTAATAATGAGGTTTAAATGAAAATAAATTGTTATACAGAATGGGGTAAATTACGTGAAGTTCTTGTAGGATCTACATATCCTGCAAATGCGTTTGATTATCATAAAGACAAAGAGTTTCGTGAAAACATGAAACGTATATTAACTGAAACACAAGAAGACTTAGATATATTAGCAACGGTGCTATCAACTGAATTCGATGTTACAGTACGTAGGCCCGACAATACTCTTTTTAAAGTAGGGCAAGAATATACTAATGGACATTTTAATTTTTCTTATCCTAATCATCCATTAATGCCTAGAGATACTATTGGTGCATTTGGCGATACAATAGTGCAAACATATACAAATACAGATAGTAGATATTTTGAAAATAATTGTTGGTACAATGATTGTATAAGGTATTTTAATGAAGGTAGCAAATGGATTAGTTTACCTGCACCAAACATAATTCCGGGCGTACAATATAAAGAAGAACTTGTTTCTCCTCAAGCATTTCAGCATACTGCTAATTTTATTAAGTGTGGTAACGATATATTTTACAGTTTACCGGGTGATATTGATTTTGATAGAGGCAAAGGTACAACGGCAGGTTTGAGTTGGTTTAAAAGACATTTACCTGAATTCGACTTTCATGCAATAAATGTTGGCGGACACGCTGATGGAAAAATTGCTTTGTTACGTCCTGGCTTATTAATGACATGGAATAAAGGTTGGGTACCTGAAAAGTTACAATCGTGGGAAATAATTGAAATAGAAGACAACGCAAAGTTTCCAGACGATTTTGTTAAAACAAAAAAGAAACGTTATTATGGAGACTACGTTAAAAAGTATCTTACCAATTGGATAGGATATGCAGACGAGTCTGTGTTTGATGTAAATGTTTTAAGTGTAGACGAGCAACGTGTGATTGTTACAGGCAATGATCCTAAAATATTAAGACAACTAGAAAGTTACGGACTTACACCTGTATATTGGAAATTTAGGCATCAATATTTTTGGGACGGTGGCATACATTGTGTTACTGCTGATATGGTAAGAGATGGAGAGCAGGAAACATATTGCTAAAGAAACTATATTAATTTTAGGACCACAAGGAGTTGGCAATGAATGTATGGCTAACATGCTTGATGCACATCCTGAGTTACATGTTCCGGGTAGAGCAAAAGGGCAATCCGAAACAGGCAAGTTCCAGTTCCATTACATAAATGAACTAGGTGGAGTTAAATTACGATGGCAACCTCCGAAACCTAATAGCAATGAAAATACAAGACAAGTGCAACATGAAGTAGCCGTAGCAAGCCAACAAATTGTACATAGAACTTCGGATCCACCATTAATTATAAGCAGTCATCAGTTTTGGCCTTATACCGCAGATATTTTTACAGACTTAAAAATTATTGTTATAATGCCTAGGTATTCATCATCAAACAAAAAACATTTACTAGCAAATTACATGGCAAAAAATTACGAAACAGAGCAAGACAAGACGGACAAGAAAGGACTAAGAGGTGAAAGAGAGATAGGTAGGGGAGGAGTCAATCCATTTATGAATGGAATTAAAAAATTTTACGGAGATGCTTTGCCGTTTTTACATTGTTATGATACTTGCATTGTAATGTTTGAAGATATTTTTATGGGGCGACATTTTTATGAATATAGGGCAATAACTAAATTTTTAAACTTAAAAGAACGCCCGGAAATATATTTTAAGTATCACAAGATGTTTAAAAATTATGGAGAATAAACCTTTTTATCACAACGAATCAATACCTTTATGTCTTGCTCCGTGGCATGCATTAACTGTTAACTGGAATGGCAATATAAAACCTGACGTACATGCTAAAATGGTGTTAGGCAATATTAAAGAAGATTCATTAGATGATATATATAATTCAGATAACTTTCAGCGGTTAACTAAAAGTATGAAGAACCGCGAGTGGCCCAAAGGCTGCCAGAGATGCAAAGATAAAGAAAATGTTGGCGGCAGAAGTAGGCGCACATATTTTTGGGATACATTGCCGTTAGATTTGAGGACGAATATTTCGTTCTCAAACAAGTTATCATATTTAGATATTAACACGAGCAACAAATGTAATTTAAAGTGTATCCATTGCAACGGCGAAGTTAGCACAAGTTGGATTCCTGATGAAAAAAAGTTAAATAGAGATCATGTACATCAAAAAGAAGTATATTATCAAAGATTAACAGAAGAAGATATCGATAGATTATTTGATTGTGATGCAATTAAAGAAATTGATACTATTGCACTTAGAGGTGGCGAACCATTAGACGAACCACTTAACCTTTATATTATAAACAAATTAGAAAAATTAGGTATTATAAACAATGTAGTTTTAGATATATCAACTAATTTAACTATATTAAATGACAATATACTTAATTTGTTTAGCAAGTTTAGACGTGTTTTATTATATATTAGTCTAGAAGGTGTACATGATCGTTATGAATATATACGTGGTGGTAAAAATTTTACGTTTGCTAATTTAGAAAACAATATAAAAATAATTAAACAACTTAATAATGTTGAAATATGTTATGCCTTTACAATAATGAATTTAAATATTACAACTATTCCTGAAATATGTAATTGGCTTGTGGCCCAAGATTTATCAAATATACAATTAAGTTTTTCGAATGTAGTTGTACGGCCCGATTACTTAAAACCTGATATATTACCTAATTCATTAAAAAGCAAAACATTACAACGATTGTCAAAACAAGATATACCTATTGAATTAATATGGCCTGTTAATAGTTTTGACATTGGAGCAGGTGCAAAATATGATACAGGGCTTTCAGATGTAATAAATATTTTAAAGAAAGATACCGAAAATCCCCAATTAATTAAACAATTAAAACAATACCTAACCAATTTAGACAAACTACGTAATACAAACTGGAAACAAACATTCCCGGAGTTTATATGAAAGTTAAAACAGGCGATCCACAATTTAAATTCGAAAAAGGCGGAAATAGTGTATGGCATAATCCGCTTATGGAATTTATAGAAAAAGAAGAAATTTTAACAAAATATTTAGATGGATATCCGCAAGCACAAGATGAATTTTTAGATTTGTATCCTAACTGGATTAATACAAGTAAACATAATTCAGTTGAAGGAATGGATAATTTTAAGTATAAAGCAATTAGTGTTGGTTGTACACAAGCACTAGATTGGTTTCATTTATACTCATCCCAGCACGGACTTATATTAAAATTATTTAGAGGAGAGTATCCATACAATAGAGATATTGGCCTATTCAATTATCAGAAACAAATGATTAATGAGTATACAGAATTACAAGAAGGCGATGCACTTATATTAAGTTATCCGTTTAGCGGATACGGTTCAAAGCACGAACAGTATAATGAAACAATGGCTCATTGTAGTAAACTAGGTATTCCTGTATTAATAGATTGTGCTTGGCTAGGTAGTGCAAAAAATATGAATATTGATTTGAATTACGATTGCATATACGGTGTTGCATTTAGTTTAAGTAAATCGTTAAGTTGTGGTAATTGGCGTTCAGGTATGTTTTTAACAAATGACGAAAGATGTAGTATGGTGCTATGCACAGAGTGGGCTCACCAAGTACATTTGAATACGTGGATATGTTATAATTTAATACAAAACTTTAGTCCAGATACATTACAAAATACATTTGGTATGTATCAACAAAAAATTTGTAGAGACTATAAACTAATACCAACCGATACTGTACATATTTGCTTATCGTATGATCAAGAATGGAAAGAATATCATAGAGACTTTAGCAAGTATTTTAGAATTAATATTAGAAAACCATTAAAACTTTATAGAAAGCAGAAAATTAAATGAAATTTGCTTGCCGTTATCCATTAAAGGCTGTACATATATTTCCTAATACAAAAGATACTCCGTGTTGTCGCTTTCATCAAATGCATCTTAAAGATGACGATGTAAACACTATACAAAATTATGACAACATGTTTACATCTATAAGACAAAACATGTCAACAACAGCAATACAAGGATGTGAAAAATGTTACGAACAAGACGAACGTGGCATTGATAGTATGCGAGCAGAAAGTTATAGGCTATTTGATAATAATGATGTAGCACTAGAATGTATTGAAATATCAGTTGGGCGGTTATGTAATTTAGCATGTGTTTCGTGTGGTGTTGATTCTAGTACAACATGGGAGGAAGATTCTTATGTATGGAATGATTCACCTACGCCAAAAGAAACAGAAGTACACATTCCTTTAAATAAAGATATATATAAAGATTTAAAGATTTTAAAAATTACAGGCGGGGAGCCTTTTTTGCACATTAAGTTTTTAAAGTTTCTTAAGTTTTTAGTAGATAGCAATCTGGCAAAAAACATTGAACTGGAAATTTTTACTAATACGACTTTTTATCCTACTAAGTTGGATGTTGATAATTTACTATGTTTTAAATCTATTACTTTAAGTTGTAGTATTGATGGCATAGGTGAAGTAAATGAATTCCTACGATATCCTAGCAACTGGCAAGCAACAGAAGAAATATTTATTAAGTGGAAAACATTAGCAGAAGCAAATAAAAATTTTAACATTAATGTTGCTTGTACTGTTGGATGGTTAAATCTTTTATATGTTAAAGAACTATTACATTGGGCTAGAATACACCACGACACTCCAATGATTTTACAATTCATTGATGGGCCTTCATGGCTTAGTATAACTTGTTTACCATCAAATTACAAGAAAAAAATACGTTATGCTCTTGATTTACAGTTTGATGAGTTCTATCATAAACGACAAAAGTACGATAACATTTACAATCAATTAAAAGCAAAACTAGATTCACTAGGCAATGTGGATGATTACGAACTTGGTGTTGAAAAATTACAAACATTAATGGCACATAGACAGCAAGACTTTAATGCCTTTAATAAGCATTTTGAATTAATTGCATTATGAAATCTATTTTGCATTTAAAAGATTCAGATACATTTTGTTTATTACCGTTTATGCATACATACGGAAGTGCTGATGGTAACCTTGTATTATGCTGTGAAGCACAGGAATATGAGTGCGGAAAGGGCGGTAAAACGCTCGACAGCAGGTGGAATAGCAAAGAGTATAAAGAAGTACGTAAAGCACTAGTAGGAGGTACTAAGCATAAGGCATGTCATGTATGTTGGCACAACGAAAAGAACGGTATAGAAAGTAATAGGCAGTTACACACCGAACAACATTGGAATGAGTTTGCACCGCTTATACAATTAAATGATGACTATACAGTAAGCAATCAGCCATTGTGGTTTGAGTTAAAGATAGGAAACTTTTGTAACCTTGCTTGCAGAATGTGCAGTACTCATAGCAGTTATAAACGAGCCCAAGATATTGATATTATAGGTAAGTATAGTGGGTTTGACAATCAAGAAACAAAACTTGTAACACCTGATGATTTGTTTGCAATACTGCAAAGTGATGTAGATTGGACACAAGTAGAACGATTACAGTTTACAGGTGGCGAACCTATAATAAATGAAATGCATTACGATTTATTGTATAGTATACCTAGAGAGTATAGGCATTTAATTCGTTTGCGTTATGCAACGAATTTAACACATTTAAAGTATAGACAACACGACTTAATAGATATATGGAGGCAATTTAAACATGTCAATGTTAAAGTCAGTATGGATGGCGCTGGCGCTGTTTATGATTATATACGTGTTGGCGGTAGTTTTAGTACTGTCGCAAACAACATGAACGAGTTAAAGAATGTTGATAATGTAGATATAGCAGTAGGTTTAACTATACAAGTTTACAACGTATTTGCATTACCCGAGTTTTTTGATTTTATAAATAAAATTGGAATCAACTTTAGTTTCGTTGGTTCCTTTTTATTACAAACTCCAAAGTACCTTAATATATCAGTATTACCACAACATTTAAAAGATCAAATTTGCGATAAACTTAGCAAGTATAATGGAAAAGTTAACATACATAGACACGATAATTTTGATACTATTATAGAGTATATGCAAAAAAATGATAACGAAAAATTATTTTGGAAAAAAACTATGCCATACACAGAAGACATGGAACGTCGACATCCAGATAGTATAACATTTAGTAACTTACTTAAAGAACATGGAATCACAATATAATCCAATAGAAATTGGTATTAAAAATATGAACCATAAGTTTATAAACTTTTTGGTTTATCCTGATTGGAATTCAAGAAGACACAATCGTAAGCATTTACCTTTATTTGAAAAATTACAAGAATTAACACACTGGGGTTCTTCTGATATATTTTATGCTATGAATTATGCATATGTACCTGAAATGTGGATACCACAAGCCATAATACAAGCAAATAGATTGGGCATGGAAATAGTTAATATTTTTTATATAGGTACATCAATTACTGATAGTGAAGTAGATTTTATAAACAAGATTATAGAGTATCATATAAACGTAAAAGAAGAATTACATAAAACTAATGATAAATTTGTATTAGCCGGAGAAATAGAACAGAATAACATATATCCAGAATTTAAACGAAGTTACATATTAGTTAATATTGATAATTATATTTTACACGGTTGTCCTCGATTTATTATAGAACCTGAATTACATTATACATATTGTTGCACACATTATGATGAGTTTGAACGAGGTACTGCACACGGGTTATGGCCCGATACTGAAAAAATGGGAAAACAAATACCTCCGCCGAGTTTAGGATGGAGTGCTCCGGCAATATCAACAATTTTATCATGGGGAACGCCAGTACTACAACTACCAGAAACAATAACAAAAGAACTCCATACAGTTCCGTGGGACGAAGATAGAGATTACTGGCAAGATGTGTATTGTGATAATCCACATAAGTTAAAACAGTTATGCTATGATTACGAAATGGATCCCCAGTACGAAGAAGTTCGTAGCAAGCACGAACTTAATAAAATTATTCCTCCGGAATATGGAGGCAAGGCTGTTCCGTTTATTTTAAACACAGAAGATTATATTGAAGAAAAAAGATTAGCAGATGATTATAAATTAACAAATGTAATAACTATTGCGGCAGGATTTAAATTTATAAATTTAATAGATGTATTAGAACACACCGAAGATTGTAAAATTATATTTTATGATTATAATAAACAAACACTAGGCCTTAAAAAACATATCATGGACAAGTGGAATGGTAAGAGCGATTTAAAAGAATTTTTAACAAAGGAATATCCAAAGTTAGTTAAGGAATACTGGAATGATCACGCATGGTTTAGAGATCAACGTGATCTTCCTAAGTTACAGTCGTTATTTTTAAAATCTAGAAAATGGGACAACGAATATCATTGCCTTGATATTTTACATGACTTAGATAGTTTTCTAGATATAATACCAGACGAAGCAGGAACGGTTGTGTTTGTAAGTAATATATTTGATTTTGTTCAAAATTGGATTTTAGGAACATTAACATTAACTGAAATTTGGATTAAATTTATAAGACATTTGCAAACATATGAAAACGATATATTAATAATTGGAGCAGATCCACAACGTAATACAATATTTGATTTTGCTAAAAATATAGGTTCAATCAGACCAAATAAATTACATACATGGGAGTCATAATGAAACATCCTTATTTTACACCCGATACAGTTCAAGATAAAGAAACAGTAGAGCTTAAACATGAAATATTTAATAACGAAATGTATCGTGATACATTATATAATGTATTAACAGAATATGAGAAAACTAAAGATATTGAGGCTATTACAATGAGTTTGTTGCCTTTTTTAAAAATACAAACTTCTGTACCGCATAAAGAAATGCTTGATGAAGCAAAACGATTACTACCATTTTTTGTTAATCATAGAGGAGATGCATACAACTGGAAAAGTTTATGCTTGTGGGGATTAAGTCATGCACATACAGGCGTTCCTGAAGATTATGGCATGGAAGAAACCGACGAACTAGAAGAACAGTATATGGATTGGACAGATATGTCTAAATTTTGTCCTACTACTAAAAATTGGTTAGAAAATGATTTTGGATTTAATAGTTTTACTAGAGTACGTTTCATGGTACTTAATCCAGGTGGATACATTAAACCACATAGTGATACCGATCATCACGAACTAATTGCCATTAATATTGCATTAAACATGCCAGAAAAATGTTGCTTTATAGTAGACAAATATGGATGCTTACCTTTAAATGAAGGTGATATATTTTTGCTTAATAATACAAATAAACATTGGTTATTTAATAACTCAACTGTGCCTCGTATACATATGATAATTTATGGCGGTCGGAACTGGAATTGGTGGGAGAAAAAAATTGTAGAAGGTTTAAACAATGCCAATAAGTTATACAATAAATGATATTGATTTTACTAATGCTAAACACAAAACTTGGGCAATATTTGCAAAAAGATTGTATCAAGATATAAAGTTTGATAGCAAAGCAGATATAATATTAGAGCCCGGGCAGTTTGTTGATAACCATAAAATATATGATTTACGTGATCAAGATTCATATGTGTTTAAAACATGGTATAAGGATTGGGCTAACTTGGGCGATACTGTTTGGCTATGGCATTCAGATGAATTAAGCATACCGGAGTTATACTTAGATGCAAATTATAACACAATAGTTACACCCGGAAGTGGCTTTTATGCTTACGAGACATGGTGTAAATTAGGAAGACCTGATGCTAAAATTATAATTTATGATTATAATCCACATGCAATTAATTTTCAAAATGCATTACATGATCACTTTAATGGTCACGAATATAATGCATTTGTTAATGAATACATGGATCAAAATAGAGAAATATATGCTCCTCCAAATACTGATAATAAAGTGTTTAACGAAACACACTGGCAGGAATATCTAAAACTAGATATACAAATTTTACAAACCAATTTGTTGTATGATAACATTATTTTTTCATATACAAAAGGTAAAACATTTTTTAGTGTATCTGATATATTCGATTATCCAGAGTTACTATTAGAATACGGATACGATAAACTTAAAAAATACTATCTTGATTTTTTAAAATTTGGGAAAATAAATATAGGAAAGACAATTATATATTTTGAAAAACCTAACAATGCATATGTTGATGCTGAACTTAAAGAGCATCCGTGGCATGAATATTTAGAATTTAAAATACCAGCAGATACCATGTTGTATCTGTACGGTACAAGGTTTGATTTACGCCTATAAATATAGTATAACGAGAGATTAAAATGGCAGAAAATAACAATAAAGACTTAATACGTCTTTTTCCAGACAGACATGCTACTAGCAAAAAATATATGTTTGCTTTATGGGATAAGCGAAATACAACAAGCGACTATATAGACGGGCCCGACACCACAAGTATGAGTGCCACATTTGCTAAATTAGCATATTCAGAATTTGCAAAATTAACAGGTAAAAAAATAATTGCTAGTGAAATAGCAAAGATATTCATAGAAGCAACCCAAAGTAATAAAGAATATCTTGTAATACTGCCAACAACGGTTACTCTCTTTAATGCTAAAAAATTCCAAGAAGCCATTGATGCTTTTATTGATGCAGACTCAGATTGGATGGTTGCCGGACACTTAGGTACGCAAGGTAATGAAGCGTACATACTTAATCAAAAAACATATTGGAGAAATTCAATTGAAGATGTTAATGGTTTAGAAGATTGGCCTGCAATTGAAGTCAACGAACACTTTGCATATTTGTATGAAAATCCATTTATTATTAATATAGGAAAATACAAAGTACATGGAACATACGAGTTTGGAGAACGTTCAAGTTTAATGACGTCTCTTATAAAGCAAAAAATAACTAGGCCAGAGGGTGGAAGTGGACATCCTACAAGAGTAGAAAAAGAGCCAGATCCTGCAATAGAGGAATATCAGTTTTGGGCCGATACATATAATCTACCTGTTGATACACACGGCTGGGCGTTAATAGATAATTGTATACAGACAAACCAATTAGCAACAGTATTGCCTTGGAATGTAAAAAGCACATATAACAGTTCGTATTGGCCAAATGAAGATTATTGGGGACTACTTCAAAAATCAGACGTGGAAATGCTTAGAGAAGGAATAGGTGGATTACTTGGCGAAATGATAAGTGTATTTACACCTGAAAGAATAAGGGGATGGTTAGCACAGACTAAAAATATGGCATGTTCCGAAGATACTATTGGTGCGTGTTCTCAGGATCAGCAAGAATATTTAGGCCGTCTTCATGACTATGCAAACATGAAAGAAAATTGGGGAATGGCTAGTTTAAAATCTCAATGGACTGGTAGCACAGATACTGCAATATTAGGCACAGATGAATTTACGGCTGTTTCTAATTTGCAAGAACTAGCTGAGTTACCAAATTTTCATAGAATAGTATCTATAGCAAATGGATTAAATGTTTGTCGTTTTATGGACAAGTTAGATTTCACTAATGTTAAAGAAATATTTTGGATAAGCGGATCTAATAACGCAATGGATTTTCAACGACAATTAGTAAAAGAAATACAGGATAGAGTAAAAGCAAATACACACGATTCGTTTGATTATGGCACTTTTTATGATACATGGTTAGCAAATAATGCTAGTTGGATTGGAGATTATGCATATATACAAGACACATTAGATAATTCACTTAATATGACCGAATCATATGTTAATGAATCGAACCTTGCTGTAATAGGCGATGCTAGTGTATCACATAAATTTATTAGTTTTACATATTCACCAATGAATCTTGCTCCGTTGTTAAAATTAGCGTTTAAAAAACAACCCGTCGAAGGATTGGAAAACGTGTTTGTAGACTTTGATGATACATTTATAAACCCTTATTATATGTTATCATGTAACAAAAAACAAACAACGTTTGCTGTCGGTGACGAACCATTATCGACTCGTCGATTAGACAGTACAGAAGAACTGTTATCTGCAAGGTTTAGACCTGAAATTGAATTTAATGATATAATGTATTATCTAGGCCGAATGGTTAATAGAAAAATTACTGATCCTTCCACTAGCAGTTGGACAGTCTATTTACATTGTTTTTGGCCAGGTACCTATACAGGTATTAATAAGCAACTCTACTAATGATAGAATACTCACATTTTGATAATTTAACAACCGGTATCTTTGAAAATACCGACATGGTACAGGTTATAGATGTTCCTAGATTACATTTATACCCTGATAGACTCAAACGTGTAGCAGACACGTATAATAAGTTCTCTTGGGATAAAATAGTATCAGTTGGTGAAGATACTCCACATATACACGAATGGGTATTTCCGGAAAATCATTTGTTTACAGGCGTACAGCATTCAAATGATGTTGTAGGTTATGATATAGATTATTATGAACCCGAAACAGATGATGGTGATCCGAGTGGAAAGAAAGTTACTAGAGAAAAAATATACTTTTATGAATGGACACATAGACGCTTTGGAAAACATTTACCTTGGGCAAAATACTGGTACGATTTAGTTAATGATTTAGAATGTGTAATAGAAAAATTATTGCCGGCATTTGATTTACCGGAAAATTCATATACACAACGTCAATTAAACCTTATAAAATATGAATGTAAAGAAGCAAGTAACAATGAAGAACTTAAAATACACAGACGTGAAAGCAGTGATAGATTTGGCATAGATCATATTGATGGCACATTATTTGGATTGCACTTAGGAGAATCGCATCCTGAAGTACAGGCAAAACCAGATGGAGCAGATGAATATGCTAAGCCAGATTTAACAGGAAATAAAGTACTTTTATTAGTAGGAGAACATGCCGCTGATCTTAAAAATGGGCGTGGGTGCGATCACAGATTATTCTACAACGGAGATTATCTAGCAAAGTCTCGCTATTCATTAGTATTGGATATTACATTACGGTTTAAGGACGAAGAAGATCTAGAGCATCCAATGTAACATGTTAGAACCAGAAAACATTATAACAAGACAAAGTATATCGTCTCGCCGTCTTCCTCCTCGGCGTGCTAGATTAATAGATCAAACAAAGTTTATTTATAGTGAATATCTTTCCGGAACTGCTGGCGATTTCTTTAGTCAATTTACTGCTGGAAGTAGTCCAAGTATAATAGCATTTAATAAAATTTTACAAAAAGAATTACCTGCTGAACATGCTTTGTTTAATGTAAATAGCGGATCACTTACAACTGTTAGAGGTGTTAATTTTAGTTCAAAAAATGTTATTGAAGGATGTTTATTTGATCAAGTAGCAAGTTTAAAAAATGTATTAGAAGGATTGTTAATATATCAACTATCAAGAGAATGTGCAGGTAGGTGGACAAGAGAATATTTAGAGGAATACTTGCAAATAAAGAAAGTATTTTTTACAACGCATCCACATAAATGTACTGGTTACAAAACAAATGTACTAAGATTAAAGCAAGAATTAGGAAATAATTTGACATCAGTTGCGTTAATGCCATCAACATTTGAAAGTTTTTATTTCATGTGTAGTTATAGAGTATTAGGAAAGTCTATACATCAAAATACTGAGAAGTCAAAAGAAACTGCTAGAAGTAATACTGAATCTTTATTAGAAGAATTTGCTTCATGGCTACAAGATATAAAGCATAGAAAAGATATTATATTTGTTGATCATATGAATGGTATTATAAACAATAAAGACAACTTTGTCAACCAAATGGAAGACATTTTTGGCATAATTGATAAAGAATATTCTGATTATGTAATAGATTCTTACAAAGAAAAACGATATAATAATAATTTAGATCGCATGGATAATTGGAAGGCAACTATGGAAAGAGAGTGGCTTTCTAGCGAATATGCAGTAGATATTTTACCAGAGCTAAGTATAATATGAGTTTAAATAAAAGTAGTTACGATTTCACTAAAATCCCTTTTGATGATTTAGTTAGAGTCGGCCAACGTAATATGTTATATAGAGACCTATTTACAGTCTCTTGGTTGCTCGGCAGATTTTGTAACTATCAATGTTCATATTGTTGGACCCATGGAAGGAGTAACAAACATGATCATAGACCAACCGATATGTGTCTACGAGCCATTGACCGGATCAAAGAACAAGCACGAGAGCGTGACTTTAATAGTTTTCATTTTAGCCTCTCTGGGGGTGAGCCTACATTGCATCCTGGTTACCTCGATATATTACAGCACCTTAATGATGATGTAAGTAACACAAACTATACCAGTGTACATATGACTTCAAATTGTTCACCGGGTATGAAGTGGTTTGGAGAATATGTTAAAGCAGTAAAAGATTTTCACAGAGCAAGTATTACATGCAGTTATCATCGAGAGTACATTAAAAATCCTAAAAAGCAACAACAGTTAGCAGATAAGTTAGTGCTTTGTCAAGAACATGATGTACAAGTTACAATTAATTGTGTTATGGTTCCTGAGTGGTTTTGGTTAATAATGGACGAAGTAAACCTGTTTCATGAACGTGGCATTAATGTAACATTAAAACCACAAAGTGATCCTAATGCTAATTTTATCGTATCAGGATACGATGATGAAATGCTTGAAATGTTGCATAATGGTATGCCTCAACGAGGGTTTACTGAAGCAAAAAACAAGCATGTCAAGCGACCCGAACCAACATTTGTCAAACGTCCCGACCCAATTTACTGGGAAGAAAATAATAATGTACCGCAACATTTTCAAGTAGAATTTAGAGATAAAGATAAAAAATATTGGTTTATGGATCAAGCCGAACGATTTAATGCCTTTGAATTTAATAAGTTTAAAGGGTGGGAATGTAGTAGTGGATATAGAGGTATTATAATACGTGAACCCGATGGTAGCATAAAACGTTCGTATAGTTGTGACGACGAAGCACTAGGATACATATATGACGATTTTAAGTTATTTGATGGACCAAAAGTTTGTATCAGTAAAACATGTGTAAGTTCAGCAGATAGTAAAATACCTAAACGTAAACCAGGAACTCAATTACCTTTGTGGCCAGGAGATAAAACATATGAGCTTCAATCTGTTTAATACTTTAACGGCATACGGAGATCAATACGCCTTACGGTTACGTGTAGAATTAGATAAAGTATTATCGGAACTAGGTAATTTTGATAATAGTTGGACACCATATAATCCACGAAAGAAAAATAATAGGTGGGGTTTAAGTATAACAAATTTAGATGGAAAACTTGGTGCAGGTCCTGATTTAGATAGTATACGAGAATATAATAAAGAAAATAATACAAATATAACCGAATTTAGTTTTACTGTACCTACACCAGTGTATGAGATTTTTAAAGATGTATGTGATCCAATTAAGCAATGGCTTATAAGATGTCATGTATTACAATTAAGACCGGGCGGATACTTTCCAGCACATGTTGATAATTGTGGTACTAACATTGATTCATTTAGATTGATTATACCTTTAGAAAATATGAATCCGGATCATAGTTGGTTTATGCTTGAAGATAAAATTGTACGATGGGAACACGGAGACGTATATTTTTTAAATACTTGCAAGCAACATACTTTATTTAATGCTGGATTTAAAAATATGACAATGGTTGTTTTAAATGTAGTATTAGAAAAAGAAGTAGTAGATTATATATTAAGTTCAAAGGTTATGTATTAATGTATTGGGAAGAATTACCATATAAAATAGATGTAGATAAAATACAAGAAGCATGGGATGCAGTACGGTTAAAATCAGCTCTAGAAAAAACACGAAGAGGGTTAAATAATAGTACAGAAGGCATAATCCAATGGACGGATACTGCTCCAACTTTGCAAACTGCATTACAATATAGTCAATATTCGGAAAACAAATACATAGATCCTTGTCGCCTAGCAATTAGAGACGTAGACTTCAAGGACATATTAGATTGTTATAAAGACACATATTTTGAAGAACTAATACAGGAATTTAAATTAGTAAGAACTAGATTATGTTTATTACAACCAAAATCAACATATAGTATTCATACCGACCCTACGTGGAGAATACAAATTCCTGTGCTAACAAATAAAGATAATTACTTTATTTGGTTTGGCGATAACGTTGAGCTGAAGCATTTAGAAGTGGGCAAAGCATACAAAGTTAATACACCGATTAATCATACCTTTGCAAATTTCTCTAACAAAGAAAGAATACATTTATTAGGAATACCAACATGAAACAACCAGCCGAACCTGGCGTACTTTGTACTGCTGGGCAATTTATCTTACAACAAACAAATGAAAAAGATACGTTAAATATGCCACCAGAATTTGAACCAGCGGTAAAAGCAATACGTATTGCAACATGTGAAGCAGTATCTAAAAGAATTAGACGATGCCAACGTAACTGGGATCATTCAAAAACAGTACCGGACAAAGATGTAAAAATTTTAGCAGAGGTAGCAAAACATGCACCTAGCAAACAAGACGAAGGTTATTACGATATTGCAATTATACAATCAAGAGAAATAATTGAACAAATTTATCCACACACAGATGGATTTACTGTTCACAATCCTGAAACAGGAAAATGGGACATAACACTTCTTAATGCACAAGCAAATGCCAATGTATTGTTTATTTGGCATCCTAAAGAACCTAACGCAAAGAGCAATAGAAATTTTTGGAACAAAACAACAGGGCTAATACGGGACGAATATGAAGCAGAACGATTAGGGCAAACAAAACCAAATAATTCATTTAGTAGAGTTGTAGAAAATGCATATTGTGCTATGGGTTGCAGTATAACCGCAACTGCATGGACAGCCGCCGAAATGGGTTATGTAACTGGTATTAATAAAAATTTAAATATGGATGAAATTTCGGAAATTACCGGAATGCCATTTCCGAGATTTAGTTTAGGAATAGGATTTCCTAAGTTGTCTGAGGATAAGTGGTATATATCAAACGAGGGTGATGAATATACTCAGCATTCATTAAAAGAAAAAGAAGTAACAATAAAATATTTTTAAAGGAAAAAGTGGTGAAATATACAAAACATACATTTCCTTGGGATCATTGGACAACAACGGAGACACTACCCGAGGACATTGCCAGATGTTCATTTAACGCATGTACATCAAACAGAGCAACTCCGTATTCGTATGGAAAAAGGGCAAATTTTTTATACGAAAAACGAAAATGGATTGGAAGTGCAGTATGGCAAAAACGACTCAATAAGGAATATCTTAATCCTGTTTTAACGCCATTCTTAAAGACTGAATGTAAGGATTATATTACATTAGAAGAAACAGATAATTGGCGGGCAGAATGGATCTCAGATCCGCCCGGTTTTCATTTAGACCCACATAATGATATACCTGAGAAAAAAATGACAATGATGGTATATTTAGGACGAAATGAAAATCAAGGAACATCATTATATGATGGCAAAGGGAAAATTAAAAATGTACCAAGTGGATATAATCAGGGTATGATATTTTTCCCTGCAAAAAATACATCACATGGTTATCCACCAGCTCGGGCAGTTGATAATTATAGATACGCTCTCATAATTAATATTGTAGATAAAACATTTAAAGAAAAACCATACTGGCCCATAACACTTTAATGGAATTTATAGATACTAAAGCACGTATTTTTAAAGTTACTAAAACCAAACATGATGTATTATTTTGGTATAATACGGATTCGTTTAACAATGAAACATGGACTCCAGATAATAAAATTATACTAGACCTATTAACCGCATGTAGAGAAAAGAAGCCTCTACGATTTCAAGGTAATTGGGCATATGTCTATATTTGTAAAGATTATTGGTTAGCCGCGGTTGACCATTATGCCAGCATAAATTTGTTTTTTAACAAAAAAATCATAACACATAATTGGGAAATTATTAAACAAAAACCCAACGACTCCATTGGAATAGAACAACAATTTATATTACGCAGAATGCTTGTTGGATCTCGCACAACTGTTAAAAATGTTAAAAAAATACCTCCTGGATGCTATGCAATAAATGGCGAGATACACGAATATGCTAATTTTAGAGAACTAGAATTTCCTAATTCGTTACAGGTTGTTAAGAGTTTTGACAATCTCACTAATCATGTAAACGGACTCGTTTTATATAGTGGTGGTACTGATAGTTATATGTTAGCATGTCAAGGACAGGATAAACATCGTTATGCCACAATAACAAGTCCAGATATAAAATATAACTTTCAAATTTCTAAACCGGGAATTGTAACAAAAGAAATAGAAGTAACTATGGAATCTAGTTGGAGTGATGGATTGTTTACTGAACCAACTATGAATTACAAAATTCAAGCATTAAACGAACTCGGAGAAAATTATGTTGGGCAACATGTAATAACAGGTGAAACAGGTAATGCTCCACTAATGGCTACCCATTTAGTTCATGCATATGTTAATGATCCTAGTATAAGTTTACAACGATATGCTGATAGTATAATACGTTTATTACGGCACGATACACATTCGTGGGGTGTTGGAGAACCGGATGATAATTTAGAAAATGATTATCGTGATGGTTACAAAGAAATTAGCGATCATTTTATAAACAAGTTAAGAGATACACGTTACGATATGTTACGAAACTTAGTTACTATCTATGGAGAAGAACATACTAATTATAGATTATATCCTTATAGTCAAAATTTAAAATGGAATTGGTATCATCCGTTTTCAACCGCATTATGGGCATCATGCTATTTTCAAAATGAGATTGTTGCTAATCCAAAAAAGCATTTATTTTATATTGTTGCTACACGAAAAAAGTTTCCAATGCAACCATGGACAGTACCTAAAGTAGGAATGAGTATTCCAACAAAAGAAAAATATGTACGAACTAAGACTTAAAAATTTTATAATTTTTAGAAATGCTAAACTATACGATGAAATAGTTCCACAGATGCAAGAGCATTATTGTGATTTTCATGCATTTAGTTTAGATTTAAAACGACCGCTCGATGACAAATTACGTGAACATATGTGGACATTTCTAAATATAAAAGAAGATGTTAATATGATATTAGTTGGGTTACCCGATCTTGGTTTGCTAGCAAAAAGAAAAATTAGTTTTGATTGGTTACTGTTTAATGATTTAGTTAAGCCAGATAGAATAGCACACGAACAACAATTTGCAAAATTAGATATTGACATTCCTAAGTTTTCAACATTATGTGCCTGGTGGTTTAATTATGACAAATTTAAAACACTACGATATAAAAGTTTTGAAGCAGATAATGCCATGACATTTCTTAACGAAACCGATGATCCGTATTTTAATGAAATAAGTTATAAAGCAAGAGTATTATTTGATTCTAAATTGCAAGATGTAAGTTATACATTTGAACCAGTTTGTAGCAATAGACGAGTATTATCTAGTTACAATGAAAAGTATCCAATGATTGCTTGTAGAGCAGAAACAATGAGAGCTATTTCTGCAAAAAAACGTATAGGGTATTGTGCCGGTTATATAAAGAATGATCTATTATATATTCATCATTGTAATGTTGTAAAAAGATATAGAGGATTAGGAATTGAAAAAGCAATGGAACGTATAATATTTGATTATGCCGAAGGCGAAGGTGCTAAAACTATTCTATAGAAAATGGAACAAAATCTCTAATTATTTTATTTGTTTTTTCTGTGGGTTCACCTGTTATTTGTAATAGTGGTCTGTCCTCCCAGCTCAGATTAAACGTTGCGTGAGGAACTGTTAACCAGTCAAACCACCAAGCATCTCCAGAACGCCATCTATAAAAGAAATCATTTCCAAGTATTACTCCTTGTCCTGGTTCCCAATCTCTAAGAAACACAAGAAATCGTACTGTGGTACTAGTTCTATCACTTGCTAAAACTTTTTCTTTAGAAGGTTTTCCTGGCAAATTATCTACATGCCATAATAGATTATCTGTTGGATATTGTACATTATATTTCCATGTATAGTTTTCTAGCTCAAAGTATTCAAATGCTTTTCGCATGTTAGGAAAATTATCTAATGAAATATCTTTTTCACGTTTAGGCCAAACAACTGATCTAAACATAGGTTGATCTGGATTTCCACCTAAGTCTCTAAGTTCTTTATCTTCAATTACATTTCCCTTAGAAGGTTTATTTGAGGCGTGCCCATAATTTTGTTCATTATATAGAGCATCTTTTACATACTTGTTTGCTTCGGGCCATTCTTTACTAAAGTCAAAATGAAATCGGCCTACTCGTTTAAAGTCTCCATTTGGACTATCTACTTGATATTTGTTGAAGTGGTACACTCTCTTTTCCTTTATATAATGCGGCACTTACCGTAAGTTCGTCTATTTCATAAGGTGGGTCTTTAATATAATTTATCATTTCTGGCCAGTTCCGTGTAAGCCAGTTTTCAGTATTAATTCCTTTTTGCCATGTTATGTTATTTTTCTTTGAAAACTCAGCAATGCATCTTAATTCTACATTAATTTGACGCCACATGTTTTCTTCTGTGCCATACCATTTATATGTAGGATATTGAATATGCCATCCGCCGGCTTCAAACCACCAATCAAAACATATTTGTGGAGATCTTGTAACAAGCAAAATATCAATTTCTGGTAAATTTTCTTTAATCCAATCTAACTGGTATGCAAACCAATGGCTCCTACAAAAACGTATGCAGTTATCAGCATCAGCATTTAAGTGAGCTCTATCAATTTCTGCAAATATTTCTTCTTTTGTCAACAAATGTAAGTTATCAAAACGTTCTCCACATTCGTGATATGGTCCAAAAAAAGCATGAGCATGATTACTATGATTTCCTGGATTATCTATACGCCACGGTGAAGTATCTGAACTGTCAACAATAGATGTTGATTGGCTTAACCACTTAGACATACCGGCCCATTTAGAACCCGGTGGGCCGGTTACAAAGACATATTTAATCGCCATAGTGTCGCCATTTTTTCCACCACCAGACCATACACAAAGGAAATTTTTCCTCTAATGCTTTCTCCCGGTCGTCATATAAGTAATGTGGAGCATGTGCCATTTCAGTTTTCGGTTCCTTATGCATACTAACATTACCGAACTGTTCAGTCATAGTTAATACATCATCTGGTTTCCAATCGAAACTTACAAATCCTTTATTTTCTTGTTCTTTATCGGGTGGTATAGCATTTCCAAGTCTAGCTCTGCAAATTATATAACCACCTGGTTTAGTCCAATTAATACATGCTTCTAATTGCTTGTATATTCTATCATAATCTCCAAAGTTAATGCTACCTAAAGCGAGGACTGCATCAGCACACCCCTCGCCAAAGATATTTTGTTCTACTACTTCTTCAAAAGATAGATTCAAATCAGGAGTTCCATAAACAGTAGCAGGATCAAACCCTACTATATTACGTACTTTTCCTTTAAACGGATTAGTACCACACCCTCCATCAATAATTAAATTAGGATCTAACGCATTTAATTCAGCAATTAAATTGTTACTGGTTAATTCGTGTGTCTCCCATTCCTGATGCCGATAAGGTTTTTCGTTAAAATGTTCTACTACTATATTATGATACTCCATGTTATTTCAAGAGCTCCTCTTTAACGGTTGCTTTGTAACCTAAACCTTCGTTAACAAAACGAACTGCAACTTCGAGAGCGCCTCGATTAATTAACCCTAAAACTCGTGACATAACAAGTTCTGCATCACGTCCAACAAAAGCATCATAATTGCCTAATTTTGCAATTCGCTCTTTTTGGAAGGCTGGATCATTCCATGTAGCATTGGTAATTTTAACCATGTCGTCAAGGTACTCGCTACCTTTGTTTATGAATAGACTTTTTTGTACACCATCTCTCCATAGACGAGTTAGTACATAACCATCATAAACAATACCTGCAGGCTTTCGGCCCCATCTTTCTTCAAAGACATCGTCAAAGCACATTCCTTTAAGTTGCTGATTAGGATCATCAACCCATGTTGCAGTATTGTAATTCATTTGACAATGATGAAACCAAAGTTTAACTTTGTCTAAATTATCCTGATAAACTGCATTACCACTCCAATGTTGCCATGTTTCTCGTCCAACAGATAATTCACCATTAACAAGAGCTTGTTGTCGTCCAGACTTCATACCACGTACAATGATAACTTTTTCATCAAAGCATGCCATAAACTTGTCCATATCATTAGTATATGGACATACCATTAATGCGGCCGCCCAGTGATCTGGTTCTGATCCACCACCAGCATTAAGTGCTGATTTTTGTATATCTGTATCCGGATCATAATTTGTGCTTACAGGAACAAGCATATTTCCTGGATGAATCATAACAGGAGTATATTCTCTAAAGTCATATCCGCCTACATCTTCGAGTAATGTTGCTACGGCATTACCGCCATGACTTACCATCATGTGTGTAGGGTCGTGTCGTAATTGTTTATGGAATGCTCTTAATGCTTTCTTTCCGCGATTTCCAATGACATATTTGAAATCAATTTTAGACACTGAACTTCCTGGATGGATGTTCTGATTCATGTGTTTGGCCCATAGCCATGCCCATCTTGTTGTTCCACCTGGTTTAGGCCTACCAGGAATTACTGACCACATAGTTTCAGCAACTACCGCAGTCGATATAAAAAGCATAATAGCCAATAAAAAATATTTCTTAAACATAATCTACCTTTATTTTTCTTGAAAAAAGTACCATCAATATTGCTAGTCCTATTACTACAATAACAAATGGTCTTGTTATAACTTGTTCGAAATCATACATATCATATAATGTGTACGAATATTCTTCAACTTTACTACTGAGAATAAAGCCTAATAGTATTGCTGGCCTGCTGATGCGATAATGTTTACACGCAAAGCCAACCGCCGAGAATAACAAAAATAATAATGTATCCTCCAAAATTGAACTGTAAAAATTTGTTGATATACAAGCCCACCATGTTACACAAATAATTGTAACAATAAAAACATGTTTATTAATACGCAAAATATGCGATAATGGTCCTGCTAAACATAGTGATAACATCACTGTGAATATTAAAGCAAACATATAAGAACCAAAGACTGTATTAATAAACTTCTGATCTTCCAATAAGTAAGATTCACCTATTGGAAACCCAACAAATTGCCAAAGTCCCATGATAATCATTGTCCATGTAGACCCCGGTATACCTAACAGTAAAGTAGGCAATAACGCACCTGCTTTACCTGCATTATTAACACCCTCTGGTGCTACTAATCCTTCTGGTGCTCCTTTACCAAACGGAATGTCAAACTTTCTTTTTAATTTTGTACCTATACCATATGAAAGCCATTCAGAACCCATACCTCCGTATCCTGGTAAGCATCCATAAAAGAAACCTATAGCACCGCCTAGGAAACTTTGTCTCCATAAACGGAAAGAATCTACTATGCCCTCTCTAATCTGTTGATAGTTGCTCGTCTGTTTTTCATATTTGATATTTGCCTTCCATAGCCCCCATAACTCAGGAATACAAAAGAATCCAGTGGCTATAAGTACCACACTAATACCATCATAAAAATAATCAGGATGCCCAAATGTAAATCTTGGGTTACTATATACGTCGTGTCCTATTGATCCCAATCCTACACCAAATGCTACTGCGAAAAGTCCTTTAAGAATATTACTACTGGTCAATAGACTTACTGTAAAAAAACTAAAAATAATAACACACCATATTTCCGGTATCATTAGTAGATCGACAAAATTTAAATATATAGGAAGTATTATCATAACAGGAATAACCCATATTAATCCTTGTATTCCACTTGTAGTAACTGCCAAAGCGATAGCATAAGAACTCCTACCTTTCTTAGTCATAGGAAAGCCTTCTACCATAGTCGCGGCCGCAGAGTTAGCACCTGGGACGCCTATATACACACCAGCAAAACTATCACCTATTGTACATGAAATAGCCGCCGCCATGCTGAACGCAACAAACTCGTAAGGCATTCCCCAGAAATATGTTGCAATACTGAATAATAAAATCAAGGCTTTATTAGAGCCTGATGCTGGTATGATGCCAATAAACAACCCGTACAGGGTACCTATAAAGGCCCATAAAATTATACTGTAATCCATTTATTAAATTTTTTGATTTTGCAACTCTGTGAGAGTTTGATTGGTGCTCTGTAAGAGCGTATACATGTGATGCATACAAATTTTATTTATCTCTTTTAACGGTATTCATTAAATAATTCTTCTGTTACTCGAATAAAATTATGATCACTACCAATACTCCACCCGTCAAGAGTGGTCTTTGCATTTACATGATCTAATTCACTTTTCCAATCAACTTGCATTAATACTAACTTCTGGTTTGCTGATAAAGTATACGATGGCGTTGATGCATATTCTGGAACAACATTAGTTTCGATCCAAGTTTTTGCCTCAGTTAAATCATTTACAGAATCAAATTCGTCTATATCCGTGTATACCTTGTCAGTATTCTCGAAAAAATTCTTCCCATAAATAAACACGTATGAAGTATACGACATGATTAATCACCTAAATTTGGAATTGTTTGGAGGATGTAATTACACTTGTAAAATATGTCCTCAAGGTATTTATCAGAGAGAGAAACCATTCCTTACACATTTACCGTTTAAGTTAGCGAAAGATATAATAGAGCATGCCAAAATACATGGCGCCAAATCTGTGAGCTTACAGGGCTCTGGCGAACCAATTCTTTACAAAAAGTTAAAAGAAATCATAAGTTTTTGTAAAGAACTAGGTCTAAAATCTTATATAACAACCAATTTAAGCACAAAAAACGTTCAAGAACTTGAAGAATTATTTGACGCAGGACTAACAAGTATTCGTGTTAGTTTTATTGGATATGATGCTAAGACATATAACAAATGGATGGGCCAAGATAAATTCCATGACGTGTACGATAAAGTTTGTGCCATGTACAATTATAACATATCTGTCAACTGTATTGCAATCGAAAAATACTGGTTAGATGAATATAAATCACTGTTTGATAATAAAGTTAAATTTGTTGTATGGGATAAGCATAACTGGTCAGGACAACTAAGTAAAGAAGAATCAAAAGAACCTTGTCCTAAAGTATCGTGGCCTGTTTTAAATGTAAGAGCAGGTGGATTAGATGGACATAAAGGTGCCGTTGTACCATGTTGTAATGTATTAGGACAAGATAGTAAAGCCGTGCTAGGACATTTAGATGTAAATACAATATCTAAGATATGGAACGGCAACGCATATAATAAGTTTAGAAAAAAGCACAAGGAAGGTAAAGCACATAAGATTGATGTTTGCAAAAACTGCGATCAACGAAGTGCAAGCAGGGATGCTCTACTTTATAGTAACTATGATGTAAAACAACGAGAGAATCATTCTGTATGGTTAGAGAATTATCGTTTGTCGAAATAAAAGAAATTTGGGCAAAGGATCTTTGGAACGAAAAGCACAAAATAGAAGTGTTCAAAGATGGACAATTTCAATCCCAAGAAATTAAACCAATGAGTTGTATGGTGTTTAATAATTTACAACGTCTTGATGAAAATATATTTAAATTATATACTCCTTTGTTTTTAGGGTACTATAATGACGGTATAAAGGCGGTTAATTCGGGTCATAAAACGTCTGTATTACATTACCGTACTAGAGGAGCATGGTGTGATATGGATTGCAGACGTAAAGGATACAGCCACGAGATAATAGAAGTACTAGAAGAAGATGCTAAAAAACAACATGCAGAAATGATGTGGACATTCTCAAAAACATCCAGCATTCCTTTTTATGAAAGTTGTGGCTTTGAAAAAACAGGCCAAGGTAATGACACCAATTGGTATATGTACAAATATGTTTAATGAATTTGATATTGCTAAAGGTTTTTATTTAGAAACTTCTGGTACTACTGGTAAACCCAAAACTGTATTCCACACGCCTAGTCGGTTGAAGGCTAATAACGAAGCAGGTGTAGACTCTCAAAAATTAACAAACAAGTCTAAAATTTTAACCGTATGTTCCTTAAAACATGCCGGTGGTACGACTGCTCAATCCTTACCAGCCCTAAGTATTGGTGCAGAAGTTGTAGTTAAAAAATTTAATGCCTTTACATTTTATAAAGATATAAATGGATTTACTCATACACATTTAACTCCAGGGTTTTGTAAACTATTAATGCGAAACAAAACCTGGGATAAGTTAGATTTAACAGGTGTGTGGATTACATGCGGATCTGATCCTGTATACCCAAAAGTTATGCAAGCCTTTGTCAATAAAGGTGCTACATTTATGTGTAATTGGGGCATGACGGAAGTAGGCCCGTGTGCTATTAATAGAGTATTTCAACCATATGAAAATATTGAACTACGAAACGAACCGTACTTAGGTAATAGATATTATTGTGATTGGACAATTACATATACTGATGAGTTACATGTTAAAGGCGATATAGTTTATACACCCGGGTGGTTTAAAACAGGCGACATGGCATACATGGATAATGATGGATTATGGTATAACGGTAGACATTCTGAATAGAAAAGAGTATCCTCAATTAAAAGAATTTTGTAAAGTTTGTGCTACAAAAGGATATAGAAATAATACTGATTTTGGAAGATTAAAACTTAAAAAAATGGTGCCTCCTTATGGACAATATTGGGTTGTTAAAAGAGATAATAAAATTATTTGTTTAAGTGGTTGTCATGAGTTTCCTGAAATAGATGATACTTCTTACAGAATATTATTTAGAGCAGTAGGTTTAGAAACACGTACTGGATTAAGTAGATATCATTTTAATAGTTTACCATTTTATTGGCATGTAAGACCACAAGTAGAATGGATTAAAAAACAAGGTGGAGAACGTTTCTTTATAACTACACAAACAGACGAAGGCAGTGATGTATCAGGTAAAATGTTTAGGATGGATAAAGTTATGCATTTACTTGAAAAACAAGGAATATTAAAATTAGAAACTATTCTAAAAATAGGATACACTAAAGAACATGTTTGGGAATTAAATTATAATGAATATTTGTCTAAACGATTTAATAAATACATTTAACGAAATTACTATTGGAGTATTACAATGGCAGTCACAGAAACCGTTACATTAACAAAAGATGATGGCACAACATATGCAAGTGCCGCTGAGGCAATTAATGCACTTGAATCAGCAAATACAAGTTCCGAGCTAACGGCGGCCGCCGCATACAATAGCCAAGCAACCGCAGATGGCGATATGGTACAGTCTGTAGCATTAAAAGCAGATTCTACAGGATATGTTCTTACTAGAACATGGACAGATGCAAAGTGGGCAGACTCAGCAACAATTACTACGCCAACAATAGGAAATGGCTGGTCTAAATCTTCAACAACATCATAATATAGACAAAATAAGAAAATGAAAATGAAAAATATGTACATGACATCGATAGTCATGGGTATTATGCTTATGACTATGTCAATGATAGCAAAAGCTGATGACATAAAAATAGCCGAGTTAAATTGGCAATCTGGATCAATGATAGCCAACATTGATGCCTATATTCTCAAACATGGATATGGACATAACACAAAATTAGTACCAGGTGGTATCGATGCCACTATTGCATCTATGATGGCAACTGGCTCTCCCAATGTATTTGGAGAAGCCTGGACATCATTACTAGGAGAAGATGCTACACTTAATATCCAATCAGATGATCAAGGCTCTCTTGTTCAACTAAGAGATGCGGTTGTAGTAGGTGCAGGAGAGGGTTGGTATGTACCAGACTATATTGTAGAACAATATGGATTAACTACAATTGATCAAGTACTTGCAAGACCAGACTTGTTCCCACACCCAGAAGATCCAAGCAAAGGTGGAATTGTGATTTGCCCAGAAGGTTGGAGTTGTAAGAAACACAATGAAAACTTATTCCGTGCATTTGATATGGAAGCAAAAGGTTGGAAAATTATTGACCCAGGTTCAGGTACAGGCTTGAATGCATATTGGGAAGGACAAGTTTTAAAAGAAAAAGGAGTTGTTGGTTATTATTGGGCACCTACAGTATTAGTAGGTCGTTTAGGAATGGTAAAACTTACTTCTGATATTGAATTTGATAATGCACATTGGAGTGATTGTATTGCTAAGTTAGAATGTGCTAATCCAAAACCAATGAACTGGTCAAGTGCGGCAACAGGAACTATTGTAACACCAGGTTTAGATAGTGCAGTAGTGGACTATTTAACTGCTCGTAGTTTTGACGGCAGTGTAATTACTTCTATGTTAGTTTGGGCAGATGATAATCAAGCAACCGCAGAAGATATGGCAGTTGAGTTTCTAAAGCGTCATCCAGAACTTTGGACGGCATGGGTAACACCAGACGCGGCTAGCAACATTACTGAATCGTTACAATGATATGAACTTTCCATCGTTAGATAAAGGAACTATAACTAGTTTCAAAAAATCAATCGATGCAACGTTTAGAGAATTTGCGGCAAATTGGGGAGAGTGGTTTACAGACTTACTTTCTCCATTGCAATGGTTACTAATAAACTTTGAAAAGTTATTACTAGCCACTCCTTGGTATGTTTTCCTAATTGTATTTGGTTTTATAATTTGGAAAGCAACTACCAATTGGAAAATTGTAATAGGTTTCTTGGCTAGTTTTATAGCAATAGGACTAGTAGGCATGTGGAACGATACAATGCAAACATTATCTATTGTATTTGTTTCAACATTTGTTTGTATAGTAATTGGTATTCCTACAGGAATATTAATGGCAAAGAATAATACAGCACAACGAATTATAATACCTGTGTTAGATCTGATGCAAACCATTCCAAGTTTTGTATATCTAATTCCGGTAGTAATGTTATTTGGACTAGGAAAAGTTCCAGGCTTGATAGCAATAGTTGTATTTGCTATTCCACCTGTGATTAGATTTACAAACCTTGGCTTACGTGATGTAGATCTTAATTTAGTTGAAACAGGACAAGCAATGGGATTAAAACAAAGACATATTTTAGCAGTTATAGAATTACCATTAGCACGAAATGTTATACTAGGAGGTGTAAACCAAACAGTAATGATGGCATTAGCAATGGTTGTTATTGCTAGTATGATTGGAGTACGTGGACTAGGTTCACAGGTAATGAACTCAATAGGTAACGGATATCTAGGTCTAGGAGTTATAAGTGGATTAAGCATTGTTGCATTAGCAATTATTATAGATAGAGTTATACAATCACACAATAAAAAAAATAACTATATAAAGGAGAATTGAGCATGGAAAAACAGATAAAAGATTTTACAGATGAAGAAATGCTTGACGAAGCAACACGTATATTAACAGAGGGATTTACGTTGCATTACGATCAACAATTTACTATGGGTGAGTTAGTTGAATATTGTGGTAGAATAGGTAGCACAGACGATGATATGTTGGGTTATATGCAATTTAATCCAAAAGAATATCCTGATATTTCTATCGTATCTCCAAAACCAGAGATGTTATTAGGACATTGTGATTTAGAATGGCACTCAAACGGAACAGTACATCACGTGGTTGATGGCGTATGGGAACATAAAGAATGGTTAATTTGTTTGTATTGTGTAGGTACTTGTCTAGACACAGTTTTATCATTAAGCAACAACAGAGATGCTTTTTTAGATTTGCCAGCAGATGAAAAAGCATGGTGGCGTAAAGTTGAAGTACAGTTAAACAATAACGGTGGAAGTATAATGGGACAATACTGGAACCCATCAGATAAGGCTGATGCAGGTAAGGTAGCAAGAATGGAAAAATATATCCAAGCACCAAGGCACGAAGGAGATGAACGTATGCCTGTGGTTAATGTTCATCCAATTGGCGGGCAAGAGTTTTTATATTGGCAGCCACCTTTAATCAGCAAAGCATGGCACGATGGAAAAGAAATAGAAATTGCGCCATTACAAGAAAAGTTCGATGCTGTTATTAACAGAACAAAATATATTAAAGACATTGTGTTTAGACCCGGAGACATATTAATTATGGATCAATTTTACACACTACATAGACGTTCTCCAATATTAGATAAAAATAGAGAACTATGGAGAGTAGCAATAGACTACAAAAATACTATTGACAAGTAGAAAGGTATTTACATGAGTATTAAAAAATTACAAGACTACACAGATACAGAATTAAAAGAAGCGATGTGGCAAGTAGCAACAGACGGTTACATATTACTACATGATCAAGAATTTACCAGACAAGAGCTAGTTAATGTTTGTAGACGAATAGGTGATACAAATGATTCTAATCCGAGTATGGGACACATGGAATTTAATCCAAAAGATGCGCCAGACATTGCTATAATTACAAACCAACCTACAGGCAATAATCCACATGGAATGTTTGGCCCATCAGATTTATTATACCATCATGATCAAGGAATATGTCATTTTGGTGAATTCAAAGAACTACTAACAGGACTGTATTGTGTAGGCTCATGTCCAGACACAATATTCAGTCTAATGAACACACAAATTGCATTTAATTATTTGTCTGAAGAAGAAAAAGAATGGTGGCGTGGTGTTGAAACCCGATGGAATATGAATCCACAAGGAATATATGGAACACCTGAAGAACATAATCGAACTCGTAAGTTGTTTGACGGTTATAAAATTTTTAAACATAATGAAGAAAGACAAAAAGTAATTAATATTCATCCATATACTGATAAAGAAACTATGTTATGGCAGCCTGCATTTCTTGACAAAGCCTGGTACAAAGGTGAACCAATTGACATAGAAGAATTAAAAGATAAGTTTTGGAAAGACTTATACAAAGGTAAAAACATAACTGACGTTGTTCTTAGAGACGGCGACTTTTTAATATGTGACCAATTAATTACATTACATAGACGCAGTTGGGTTAAAAGTGATGATAGAATACTTTGGAGGACAGCTTTTGACTATACTAATATACTCGGCCCTAATAAATTTTATGATCCTAACATAGAAAACCTAAAAGTAATCAAATAATGCTAAAGCAAACTCAAAAACCACTCAGCGACGATCAAATATTTTTGAGTTCATCAACAGAGCAAATTACTTGGGGCGAATTACACGCTAACCTCAATGCTAAAATAGAAAGACTAAAAGAACACGGTATAGGCCCACATGTTGTTTTTGTAGTAGCAGAAGACCAAGTTACAATAGATGATTATTTGTGGATACTTGCTAGTATTAAAAATGGTGGCTCAGCAACCCAGGCCGATGCTAGACAATCTAAAATGGAATTAGATGGGTTAATAGCAGGATCTAAAGCAGTATGTAAAATACAAAGCAATAAGATCACTATGCTAACAGACGATATGACACCTTCTATACTACATCCTTTAGAAGTTTATAGAGGCATGACAAGTGGTACTACGGTTAAAGAGTTTTTTGAAATGTATCCTTTCTTTTGGGATTACGAAGATCATGAGGAAGCCATTGTAGACGGAGAAACATTATTAGGTTGTACAGCACAGGCATCAACCAATCATTTGTTTGCAATAGCACCAGAATTTAAAGAAGATAAAAGACCTAATATATTATGTACGGCAGGATTTACAGCAACGTACAATCCATATAACTTATTAAGAATATACTTAATAGGAGGAAGTATACATTTTTTAAATTACGGTGATAACATACCTGAGCAAATACAAAAAGCAAACCCAAACTGTTGTATATCATATCCTAATGCTATTAAGAAAATTGTTGACGAATGTCCAGATGACTTTAATTGGAGTGGAATTGATTATTGGGAATGTTCGGGCGGCCATACTTCAGAAGTAATAATTAGAAGTATTGAAAAGAAGTTTAAATTTAAATGTATCTACAACATGATGGCAAGTACTGAAGCAGACTGTCATTCGAGAGCAGAATTTAGACCCGGTGATCCAATAGAAAACTTTTACGGATTTAAGCATAGAATTTATAACGGTGATTTAAAATTAGACGAACAAGGAGTACTTTGGTACAAGTACGGAACACGTGATTGGCAAACTGACGGTGATAAATTTGACGATAAAGACGGTGTATGGTTTTACAAAGGAAGAGTGTTTGATGATGTTATCTTTATGAAAGGCGGAGTTAAAGTTTATACCGGTTTAGTAGAAGCATTAGCTCTTGAGGTTCCTGATGTTGAAAATGTTGCTAGTTGTTCTAAAGATGAAATCCATTACTTAATATATACAGGAAAAGCATTTATTGGTGATATTGCTAAACATTATATGGACAACGCCCAAGAGTCAAAAAGACCACATGACATATATCACGTATCTGAACACTTGTATTTCTCCGGAGATAACAAGTTATCAAAAAGTAAATTGCCAGGTATTATTTTAAATAGTCATCCTCCACATATTATATCTAAAGTTAATATAAAGGATCATTCTAAAGTATGAGAGTTGAAGATGCTTTGTTTATAAGAAAGTCAACTAGGGCTTTCCTAAAAGATCCCGTTGATATGTCAATTATAACTAATATACTTGAACAAGCCAAACTGTCACCTAGTGGAGATAATCATCAACCATGGCAAGTAGCAGTATTAACAGGTAAAGCAAAAGATAACCTATGTAGCAAGTTAGAAGAAGCATTTAGATCAGGCAAAGAGCCAGCCATGGATTATGAATATTATCCTCAAAATAAAAAGTCAGAAAAAGAAACTAAATGGTTTAGTTCATATAAAGAAAACAGAAAGGCTTGTGGCTTAGCATTATATTCTCAGTTAGGAATTACTAGAGAAATGAAAAAAGAGAAAGATGATTTATATGCTAAAAATTATCGAGGGTTTGACGCCCCAGTTATACTCATCTTTTTTATTGACAAAGATTTAGGAAAAGGTTCCTATGTAGACTATGGTATATTTTTACAATC